AGAAGTTGATGGTGTAACTGTAGCAGACGCAGACAGAATCATTGCTATTGCAAATGATGTGTATGGGTATGACGCAGGTTCGGCCTCAGGTGGTGTTAATTCATTACTTGATGAAGATAGCCTTATCAAACTAGACTGGAACATTAATGACTCACACAGAGCAACTTACACAAGACAAACATCAGAAAACAATGACGTTAGAGAGTACGGTGGTTCAAATACAGTATTAGCACTTACAAGTGGTAACTATATTAAAACTACTGACTTATCAGCAGACAGTTTCCAAGTGTTTAGTGACTGGAACGACAAACTATCTACTACATTTAGATATGGTGATAGACTTGTTGAAACTTCACAAGCAAGTGTTGGTGGCGATGACTTTATGAGAGCAATCGTAGAGTTAGGAGAAGGCGATAGAGGACCACAAGTCCTAGTAGGACCTGATCCATTTAGACATTACAACTTTTTAGAAACACAATCAAGTGAACTAGAGTTTGAATTATCATACTTAATTGGCTCACACGAATTGGTTGCAGGTATTTCTAAAAATGGTGTTGATGTAGCAAACGGGTTCGTTGCATACTCAGACGGTGTTCTTGAATACGCAAGTATTGAGGACTTTGAAAACAAGAATCCTTATAGCATTGACTATAGAAACTCCCCAAGTGGTAATCCAGCCGATGGTGCCGCTTTCTTTGAAATAGAAACTACTAGTTACTATGTTCAAGATACTTGGGATTACAGTGATAGACTTACACTTAACTACGGCGCACGTTATGAGAAAATCTCAATGGACGATGCACCTAAGTATAATGATACACTTAACGGCTATTATGGTATCAGAAATGATGTCAGCCTAGACGGTAAAGATGTATTTTTACCTAGAGTAAGTTTTGTTTATGACGCAGACGACTTCGGTGCTTTCCAAGAACTAACGTTCAGAGGTGGTGCTGGATACTTTACAGGTGGTAGACCAAATGTATGGATGGGTGGTACTTTCAGTAATGACGGTATCGGTATCCAAAATGCTAACGTACCATTATCAGCGGCCGCAGGGTTCGATGGTTTTGATACATCAGTATTTGATCAATACATTTACCAACCTGGTCAGGAAGGTTTTAGACCTGCATTTGCAGATATCCTAGATCCAAACTTTGAGTTACCAAGAGAGTTAAAACTTTCTGTAGGTGCTGATTGGGTAATGGGCGATGGATACTACATGAGTGCAGACTTCTTAATGACTAGAACTGACAAAGACTTACACTACAAACAACTTAGACTTGGTAACCCAGCATTTGCCGGTGTAGCCAATTGTGATATTCCTGTTACCAACTTACCAATTGGTGTTGGACCAGATGGCAGAGATATATACGCAGACTATAGTTTATGTAGTAAAGCAATGGAACGTTTCTATGATTATAGAGGTTACGACATGTTACTAACTAACACAGACAAAGGCGAAAGCGAATTGTTTGCAGTTAGTGTAAGTAAAGCATTTGACAATGGGTTTGATTTTTATGCAAACTACACATGGCAAGATGTTGATACTGTTGGTAACTTAACTTCAAGTAGAAACATTTCTAACTTTAAGTATACTACTAAGTATGATGACTTTAATGAAGATGTACTACATAGATCAGTTTACGAAAGAGAACACACATTTAGTTTTGTAGGTAACTATACTGCTAATTGGTTTGAAAATTCTCCAAGTAGATTTACATTTATTGTAAGTGCTATTAGTGGTGAGCCTTTCTCATACACATTAGGACAATACAAAGATGGTGCTCTATGGGGTCTTGACAGAGAGTCAACAAGAGACGAAACTGCGGCATTCTATGTCCCAGACGGATCTGGAACTGACGTAATTATACCAAGTTGGTTTGCAGACGACTTTAATGCGTACCTTGATGCTTCAGGCTTGAGAGCATACGCAGGTGGTTTTGCACCAATTAATGAGTTTGAAACAGATTGGAATTATAGACTTGACTTTAAATTTACACAGGAACTTCCTGGGTTAGGTTTAACAGACAAGGATAAATTTATAATTACACTTGATGTTGAAAACTTACTCAACTTGCTTGATAGCGATTGGGGTAAACAAACCAAAGCAAACGGAACAGCAAGAAGTATTGCAGAAGCAACTCCTATCAACAATGGTGATGGTAGTTGGTCTTATGAATACAGACCTGCTTATGGTATGAACATAGATAGAATTGATAACCAAGTTACCAATTACTATAGAAGTACTTACCGTTTACAACTTGGACTTAAATACGTTTTCTAAACGATACCAAGAACAGAATAAAGGGTGTTTTTGGCACCCTTTTTCTTGACTTCTAAACTAAAAGACAGTATAATAACATTATGGATCACTACGAAACACTTGGCGTAAGCAAAGACGCTAGTCAACAGGATATTAAGAAGGCATACCGCAAACTAGCGAGTAAGCATCATCCTGATAAAGGTGGTGATCAAGAACAGTTCAAAAGGGTTCAGGCGGCATACGATACACTAAGTGATCCACAACAACGTGCTCAGTATGATAATCCTAATCCTTTTGGACAGTTTGGCCAAGGCGGAGATCCTTTTGGTGAGGGAAGTCCATTTGGAGATATCTTTGGAGATATCTTTGGAGTAAGAAGACAACCTACAAAGAATCCTGACGGGCTTGTAAATGTTACAATTAGTTTACTTGATGCATATACTGGTAAAGATGTTGTAATTGATACAGATGATGTTACAATTAATCTTAATATACCTCAAGGTATAAGAGAAGGAACCAAATTGAGAGTTGCTGGTAAAGGACCTCAAAGAATTAAGGAACTGCCTCGAGGAAATTTAATTGTTAGGATATTAATAGATTATCCTCAGGATTGGGGTAGAGAAGATGATCATTTATATTTGCGTAAAGATATAAATGTATTAGATGCTCTTACAGGTTGTGATATTGATATTACACATCTGGACGGAAGAAAGTTTAGTGTAAGGGTACCGCAAGGTATATATCCTGGACATAAACTTACTTTGAGAGGATTAGGAATGGCTAATCCTAGAACTGGAGGTATAGGAAATTTATATATAATAGTTAATTTTGTTATGCCGGATATTACAAAAAAAGAGCATATAGAAGCATTAAATATAATTAAATCGGAAATTTAATATGGATTACAAAGCAATAGAAAATATTTTACAAAAAGCAATGGATTATGCTTTAAGACAAAATCATGAATACGTTACAGTTGAACATGTGATGTACATGTTACTTGACAATACACAGGTCAAAAAGATTTGTAATGATATGGAAATAGAATCCGATCTTATAAAATCAGATTTAGAAACTTATTTAACTTCTAAAGAAAACGATTTAATACCTCAGAACGGTTCTAAAGGTGCTCCTAGAAGAACTGTTGGTGTAGAGGAAGTCATTCAAAGAGCCTTAGCAAATGCTGTTTTTAGAGGAAAAGATATTATAGAACCTATGGATATGCTGTTAAGTGTATTAAGTCAAAACGAATCCTATGCAAAGTATTATTGTGAACTAAATGGATTAGAAAAAGCAGTGATTGTAAATTATTTTGAAAATTCTCATGTTGCAAAAAAATCCAAAGAAATTTTACAAGAATTTACAAAGAATTTAAATCAAGAAGCATTGGACAAAAGGATAGACCCACTTATTGGTAGAGCTGAAGAAGTAAGTGATTTAGTTCACATACTTGCTAGACGTAAGAAAAATAACTGTGTGCTTGTAGGTGAACCTGGTGTTGGTAAAACAGCAATAGCAGAAGGACTTGCAAAACGTATTGTTGATGGTGATGTTCCTAAGTTATTAAAAAACAAAATTGTATATAGTTTAAATGTTTCTGATTTACTTGCCGGCACTAGGTACAGAGGTGACTTTGAGGAAAGGATTAAGCAGTTACTTAAAACATTAGAAAAGACACCTGATGCAGTATTGTTTATAGATGAAATACACATGATTATGGGTGCAGGTAGCACAGGTAATGGAAGTGTTGACGTTGCAAATATATTAAAGCCTGTATTAGGTAGTGGTAGACTTTTAACTATAGGTGCAACAACACCAGATGAATTTGCAAATAGTTTTGAGAAAGATAGAGCCTTAATGCGTAGATTTGCAAGGATTGATATAGAGGAAACATCTGTAGATGAAACCAAAGAAATATGTTTAGGTTTAAAATCACAATACGAGGAGTTTCATAAGGTAACTTATAATAAAGATACAATCATAAAATCTGTAGAATTATGTGATAGATATATTAAAAACAAATACTTCCCTGATAAGGCATTAGATGTTATAGACGCCGCAGGAGCGTCTGTGAAGCTCAGGAACGATAAAAACGTGGACATAAAAGATATTGTTGCAGTTGTTTCTAAAATATCTAAAATAGGCACAGAGGTAATAGATATTGAAAAAACAGATTCATTTAAAAGTTTGGATTACAGAATGAAACAAACTGTATTTGGGCAGGACGAAGCAATTGATAAAATTGTTGAATCAGTAATTGTAAGTAAATCCGGATTACGAGAAACAAATAAACCTATAGGAAGTTTTTTATTAGTTGGACCTACAGGTACAGGTAAAACAGAAACAGCAAAGACTCTTGCAAAAGAAATGGAGAGTAAATTGGTTAAATTTGATATGAGTGAATATCAAGAACGTCATAGTGTAAGTAAACTGATTGGTGCCCCTCCAGGATATGTAGGACATGCTGAAGGTAAGATGGGGCAAGGACAATTACTTGCTGAAGTAGAAGAGAATCCTAATTGTGTGTTGCTACTAGATGAAGTAGAGAAAGCCGCACCAGAAGTATTACAAGTGTTGCTACAAGTAATGGACGATGGTAGACTTACAGGTGCAACAGGCAAAGTTGTAGATTTTACCAATGTAATATTATTAATGACTTCTAACTTAGGAGCCACAGATGCCGAAAGTCTCAAAATAGGTTTTGGAGATCAAACAAAAACTAAAGCAATTAGTTCTGCTGTAAATAAATTCTTCTCACCTGAATTTAGAAACAGATTAGATGCTACAGTAACATTTAATAAGTTAGAGCCAACACTTATGGTTAAAATTGTTAAAAGGCTTATCAAAGAAACCAATGAATTACTACAAGAAAATAAATCAGGTATTAAAATTATTGCTACAAAGAATGCTATTAAACAATTATCTGAAGATGGATATGAGCCTACTATGGGTGCAAGACCATTAAAAAGATTATTTGAGGATAAGGTTAAAAAGCCACTAAGTAAAAAGATATTATTTGAAGATCTTAAAGATGTATCACTTACTGTTGATTATATAGATGATGAATACGTTGTTGCAAAGTAAGGATTTTATTTTAAGTAAGGATACTTGTAACTTAGAGCCTTCTGATAAAGTTTATTATGATTATTATTTTTATAGAGTTGACATGCCAGGCAATGATGTATTTTACGATATAAAACTTATAACAGAAATAAATTCTTGGTTGTATGATAATTTTTCCTATCAAGACTTTAAACCAAAATTTTCCTCTAAAAATTTCCGAGTCTATTTTAGAAATAAAGATGCTCTAAATAAATTTTTAGATGTATATGGTACACATGTAATAAAAGTTTTTGGGCCTGTAACTGAAACACATTTTAATGTATTAATCAAAAAAGACCCATCTAGATATAAAATAAAAAATATTTTTAGGCCTAAATTATTTTATGGAAAGTATAATGTAAAATTATCTATTCATAATATGAATACAGGCTCTGAATACATTGATACTATTAAAAATTTTATAGAATATATTGATAATAATTTTGAAAATAAACAATGGTATTCAAATTATGTAACAAATTACAGTTATTTTTCTAATTACCTTTATTGCAGTAAAGAAGAGTTTGACGAACATGTTCCTTTTCTTAAACTATGTTATGATGACATCATACAGCAAATTGAATACATAGAAAGAATTTAAACAGATAAATAGTATTAAATTAAAGGAATACTATGCCAATAAACAGAAGAAGTATAAACATGTTAAGTGCTACCAGCACTGACATGAACAAATATAGCACTGAAGTAAAAGGTGACTCCTTTTATGGCTACAGTGATGGTTATCATACATTTCAGGTAACCTATAACCAATTTGTTGGTAGATTTAGGATTCAGGCTACATTAAGTTTAACACCAGGGGACAATGACTGGTTTGATGTAGTTGCAGATACATCCACATACGGTAGTGTAACTAACCAAGCAGTTGCATATAATCCTTTAGGTTACATCCAGTTCAATGCTAATGATCCTGCTCAAGGTTCACAAGCATATACAGTTCAAGGAAATTTCACATACGTTAGAGTTTATATGGACCGAACACATATAGGCGATGGCGAAACATACGATTCAAGTTACGGCCAAATATCCAGAGTAATTCTATCCGCCTAAGTTGATAAATAGTGTTATAACACTAATTTAGGAACAACTTGAATGGCAAATACCTTTATAACTCTAAATGATACTCCCTCATCTTATACAGGTCAGGGTGCAAAATATCTTCAAGTAGATGGTAATGAAGGCAATGTAATTTTTAATGAAATTGCTCTATCTAATTTAGCAGATACAAATCTACCAGCACCTGGCGGCGGACAGGTTTTACGATATAGTGCAGGTTCAGGAAAATGGAAAGCAGAAACTTATAATCCATATAGTGCTGGAAACGGTATTAATTTAGGCGGCACTGGATACGTTATAAACGCAGTTGCTGGCTCAGGCGGAGGCCTTACAGCAAATTCCTCAGGAATCTTTATTACTGACGTTGCAACAGCCGGCGTCTACGGTAATGCCACACATATTCCTACTATAACAATAAATGAAAAGGGCCAAGTAACAACTGTATCATTAAATGAAGCAACAGTTTTAGAAGCTCAAGGATTAAATGCAGACTATGTAGGCAATGTTATTGGTACAGCAGGACAAATTACAGTAAGTGGTGGTACAGGTAAAAATTCAAATGCTTCACTAAATTTAGTAGCAACTGGAGTAACATCAGGTGTGTATGGTAATACCACACACATTCCTCAAATTACAGTTGACACCTATGGTAGAATACAAAACGTTGATATGGTCAACGTTACAGGCAATGTGTCAGGCGGTTCCGGAGGCAATGTACAACTAGCATATAAAAATATTGCAGTAAGTGGACAAACAACATTAAGTGCAGACGAAGCCGAAGATACTTTAACTTTTGAAGGTGGTACAGGCTTTGACTGGACAACAACTCCAAGTGAAGATAAAATAACAGTTAGTGCAAATGCAACAGCATTAGCAGGCCTTTTAGATTTATCCGGACTTAATGATGTAGATGCAACAGGCATTACAAACGGACAAGTTTTAGTTTGGAATAGTAGTACCAATAAATTTGAAGCAGGAGACCAAACAGGCTCAGGCGGTGGCAGTAATGTTACTTTAACAGACTTTAGTGTAACTACAGCAACACCAAGTGGTAATGGTAGTTTAACATATGATAATGCAGGTGTATTTACATTCACACCAGCAGATACAAGTTCAGGCGGAATAGATACTGCTGGAGTTGATGCACACTTAAACGTAAGTGGTGCAAGTACTAATGATGTATTAAGTTGGAACGGATCAGACTATGCCTGGGTTGCTCAAAGTGGCGGTAGTGGAAACTATGGCGATAGTAATGTTGCAAGTTATCTTAGCACTAATGGCTATAGCAACGTAGATAACGATGCTCAGGCAATCAGTATTACAGGAAATGTAATTAGTATCACAGGCAATGCAAGTACAGTAGATTTAACTAGTGCCTTAGGTAGTGTTACTAGCGATTATGGTAACACAGAAGTTCAAGCATATTTAGATGCTCAAGGTTATAGTAATGTAGACAGTGATGCACAAAATTTAAGTTGGGATTCCGCAACATCTAATTTAAGTATCAGTAGTGGTAACAATGTTGATCTATCAGCATTAGAACAAACATTAAGCATTTCAGGTAACGTTATCACAATTAGTGGTAACGATGATACAGTTGATCTTACAACAGCATTAAGTGTTTATCTAACAAGTTCAGAGGCCACAACAGCAAATACAAACATGAAAGCCTATGTTGATGCAGAAATCAACACATTAATAGGCGGTGCTAATGTAAACTTAGATAGTTTAGGCGAAGTAGCAAATGCATTAGCAAATAGTAATACAGAATTAAGCACAGTTGCATTCACTGGAACATACAGTGACTTGCAAACAAGACCAACAATTAGTTTAGCGGGGAGTGACCTAACATACGATGGAACAACTATTGATCTATCAGGAGTAGGCGCAACAGGACCTCAGGGTCCTCAAGGAAATACTGGATCGACTGGGGCAACAGGTATAGGAATTACCAATGCAACAGTCACCAGTAATGACCTTATACTAACATATTCAAATACTTCGGTACAGAATTTAGGTAATATAAGAGGTCCAATGGGACCACAAGGTGCTGATAGTACAGTAGCAGGCCCACAAGGTGATACAGGTCCACAAGGTGTTAGTGTTAATAGTGCGGCATTATCAGGCGACAATTTAATTTTAACATTAAGTAATGCAAGTACTATAGATGCAGGTAATGTACGTGGTGATCAAGGACCACAAGGTATTCAAGGTCCAGCAGGTAATGTATTAGTAACAACAGCCAATGCGGCACCAAGTGGTGCTAGTGAAGGTCAAATGTGGTATGCTACAGATGACGGACATACATACATTTACGTTGATAGTGCTTGGGTACAAGCAAATCCAGGACAAGATGCACAAACAATAAGTTTAGTAGGTAATGTTTTAACCATAAGTGGTAGTAACAGTAACGTTGACTTTACAAGTGCCCTCAATGTTGATACAGATGCACAAGACTTATCTATAAGTGGCAACGTAATTAGTTTAACAGGACAAAGTGGTAATGTTGATTTAACATCACTATTAGGTGCTTATGTAAATACAGACTCACAAACGTTGAGTGTAAACAATTCTTCAAATGTTGTTACTATTAGTGGTGGTAACACTATTGATTTAAGTGATGTGTTGGCAAATGCCAGTGGAGCAACAAGTTTACTAAACCTAACAGACGTAGGTTCAGACGGAACAAACGGACAAGTACTAACAACAGACGGTAGTGGTTCGTTCTCATTTACCACAGTAAGTGGCGGTGGTGGTGCAACAGCATTAGACGATTTATCAGATGTAAGCACATCAGGTGTATCAAGTGGACAAGTATTAAAATATAATGGTTCTAGTTGGGCACCAGCGGCGGACAATAATTCCGGCGGAGGCGGCGGCTCAGGAGCCACAGTAGAAAGATTTAAAATTAATTATAGTTCATCAGGTTCCGTATCTAGTATTAGTAATACTACATCAGGAATTACAAGTGTAACAATTGATAGTGCTAGTACTGGTGACCTAACATTAAACTTTGATAGTAGTACATACAATTATCCACCAGCATCAGTAGTTATGTATGGTTACGATTATACAAATAACAAATACAATATGGTACCATTAGAAACAACCATGACTGTTAGAGAAATAGCAGGAGGAGGCTCTAGTGGCTCCCCAACATTGTTTAACGGTGCTGGAGCAGTTTCATTTAATGTGAGAATGAGTGAAAACGAAACTGGTTCTAGTAAAGGTTCTGGATTCCCTCCAGCGGCCACACATGCTTGGGTACAAATTGTAATGTATGATTAGGAATAACTATGTCATATAATTCAAGACAGATTAGATTAAATTATCCAAATAAGGTTTTATCGGTCTCGGTCACTAACATATCAGGAAATGCTTATTGGGAACATGCCGCAGGAAGCGGTGATATATGGTATGAAAGTTCCGCAAGTAAAAGATTTTATCGTTGGGAAATTACATTTAACATAACAGATCAAAATCATGGTTCACATTTAACTCGTGATGATTTTAAATATAACGGATTAGATGTTTTAGTAGGTGATTGGATTGCAGGTGAGTCAAGTGGCCAATGTCTTAAAATTGTATCTATAAGTTCTAAAACTTCATCATCAGTAACTTGTATTGTAGAAGATTATCTACGTTATAATACATTCAAATCAACAACTGGTAATGGTATCTTTAATACTGGAAATGCTGTCTTATTTACTTTAAATGAGAACGGTGTCCCTATGTTAGACCCTCTACCTCCTACTGTATCGAGTACATTCTTTGCAGAAGTTGTCAGCAGATTTCAATATTTGAATCCTCAATTAAATTATCTTTTGAGTGAGACAGCACACGGATTTAGTAAAGGCGATGTAATTAGTGTTACAAACTCTGGCTTTGCAAAAGCAAATTCTGAAACTGCGGATAGAATGATAGGTGTTGTTACTGAAACAGGACCCGGGCCAGATAATTTTATGATCTTGCCTAATAATAGAATAATAGATTTTGATCCTACAATTCCAGGTTCTCAAGGAGAATTCATATATGTTGATAGTTCTGGAAATTTAAGTAATGTTGGGACATCAACAAATAAAATTGCATTCTTAAATATTAGAAGTGCTGTACCTACTGTATTAACAGGAGATCAAGGTAATCCAACTATTTTAGATGCAAATAGTATTATTATTAATAGTCAAAGTATAACATTTACAGGGACAGGCGGCTCATCAGATGTAGATGAGATAGCGACACAAATTAATAATGTTACAAGTAATACTAGTGTAGTAGCAAACGTTGTTCCGTTTGAAAACATTATAAGTTCAGATGCTCCTAATACCATATACGGTATTGTAGGCGGCTATGTTCCTTTTAGTGCATATTTTAATACAGGTAGTGGAAATACATTAGTTGAGTTTACAACAGAGGGCAGTCAATATGCAACTGTAAGTACACCAGAAGATATGGCTATAGATATAAATTCTGCAAATATTGCCAATGTAACAGCAACAGCAACAGCAACTATTTTAACAGTAACAGAATTAAATGGAAATTCTATAACTATATCAAATGGTAACGCAGATACCGGTGGATATAATTTTGTAGGTGCAAGTAATACTTCCGGATTGCCTGAAACAACTAGTGCAACTGGTCAAGAAAAATTAAGACTTACCAGAAGCGACGGTGGTGAGATACTAATCTATGAAAGTACACCTTACTTCCAAACAGAAACAGGTATTTTTTCAGCACATACAGGTAGTGTACCATTAGCAATGAATATAGAACAAGGTGTGCGTACAGGTGGCACCACTGTGGTAGGTACTACAAGTGCCAGAGATGCTTTGACTCCAGCGGCCGGTGATCAGGCATACGTCACTAACAAAGGTGATGGTGAATGGGGATTATATCTTTATACTGGTAGCAGTTGGGTTGAAATTTCAAACCAAGATAGTGCTACAGTAGATGCTAAAACATTAACAACAACGTTCACAATGCCTGCAGGCGGATTTGGTACAAGCACAACAAATAATCTAGGTAATATCTCTCCTGGAAGAAAAATACTTAACGTTACAGTTAGTACAGATGTAGTTTTCACTGGATATACTGGTAGTGTATTACCAAACATAGAAGTTGGGACACAGTCAGATCCTGATGTCTATTGTGATTCTCCAAGTAACGATTTAACTGAATTAGGTGATTATGTGTGTACACCTGACTTTGTTTACCCAGCAACTGAAACGCAAGATCAATTATTAAGAGCCAGATGTAACCATTATAGTTCTACAGCAGGAAACTGTACAGTCACTATTACCTACGTTTAAAAAAACCCAAAAACAGATAAATACTATTAACGGTTCAGCCAAAAGCAAACCGTTTAATTCGAATTAGAACAAATATACATGTATTAGGAGAACATAATGGCTGACATTAAAAACTTTGGTATCAAAGGTATTGCGTCAGACGTCCAAATGGGTAAAAGCGGCGGTCGTTTAAAATACGATGCTGGTAATAACCGATTTGATTTAACACAATCAGATGGATCAACACTAGAAGACATACGTTTTGGTAGTGTAACATCAGGTAGTTGGACAGCGACGTCTATAGGTGCACAATACGGTGGTACTGGTCAAGATTTTAGTTCCTCAACAGGTCTAGTTAGTTTTTCAAGTGGTACGGCAAGTGCTGGTAATATATCTTTAAGTAATGCAAACTTTATTGATAGTACTAGTCAACTTCCAGTAGCACAGGGTGGTACGGGTGCAACCGATGCCGCAGGAGCAAGAAGTAACTTAGGTTTAGGTAATGTGGCTTTACAGGCCTCTAACGCAGTAGATATTGATGGCGGTGCTATCGATGGAACTGTTATTGGAGCCAATAGTGCGGCGGCAATTACGGGAACAACAATTACAGCAAATTCCGGCTTTGTAGGAAATTTAACAGGTACAGCAGATGGTTTATCAAGTGCTGTCACAATTAACCTTAGCTCTGATGCAACAGGTTCAGCAACATTTACAAATGGTGGCGACCAAGCCAACATTGCAGTAACACTTGCTGATTCAGGTGTAAGTGCAGGTTCATATGGTAGTTCAAGTGCTATTCCAGTTATCACAGTTGATGCAAAAGGTAGAATCACAAGTGTTTCTACAGCAACAACAAGTTCAACACTAACAATTGGTGATGGAAGTAGTACAGATAATGTAACAGTTGGAACAGATACATTAGCATTTGTAGGAACTGCTAATGAAATTGAAACTGCTGTAACAAACAACCAAGTACAAATTGGTTTACCAAATGATGTTACCGTTGGAAACAACTTAACAGTAACAGGAAGTTTCTTATCTGATGATATCACATCTAGTGCTATTAGCATTGATGGTGATGCAACAATTACTGGTAACTTAACTGTACAAGGTACTCAAACAACAGTTAATTCAACAACAGTTGAAACTGCTGATGCTATCTTTAGAACTAACAGCAATGGTGCAAACACCGATGCTGGTTTTGAAGCCAATACTGCAAGTGGTGTAAAACAAATTCTTTACACAGCGGCTGGCACAGAATGGGACTTTGGTTCTGAGAATGTTAAGGCTTCATCTTTTGAAGGTGACTTAACTGGTGACGTAACTGGTCAAGTAAGTGATGTGAGCAATCACACTACTGCTGACATTTCAGAAGATCCAAGTGCAACTGTATCAAGTGGTACAATGTATTACACAGATGCAAGAGTTGAAACTAAGATCGACAGTTATGTAACAGGCGGTACAGGTATTACTGTAACAAGTGGTGAGATTGTCCTAGACGATACAGCCGTTACAGCAAAATCTTATGGTAGTACAACAGAAATTCCAGTACTAACAATAGACCAACAAGGACGTATAACAGCGGCATCGAATGCTTCTATTAGTACTTCTTTCACACTAAGTGATGGTTCAAACACTCAAACTGTTAACGGTGGCGACACTTTAACACTAGCAGGTGGTACAAACATTACTTCAGTAGTTGGTGCAACTGATACAGCAACATTTAACCTAGATACTACTTTAACAAATATGGTAGCGGCTACATTTAGTGGTCAAGTACAAGCAGGAACATTAACTGACGGTACAGCATCATTAAGTAGTGGGTCATTAACAGGTGCGGTTAACGTAACTGGTACTGGTACTTTAACAGGTGGAACATTAACAGATGGTACATTAAGTATTAATGCTGGTAATATTACATCAGGTGTAAGTGCAACATTCAGTGGTGCAGTAGAAGGTGGTTCATTAACTGACGGTACAGCAACATTAAGCAGTGGTTCTATCACTGGTGGAGTTGCGGCTACATTCAGTGGTGCAGTAGAAGGTGGTTCATTAACTGACGGTACTGCAACATTAAGTAGTGGTGCATTAAGTGGTGCAACTAACGGTACATTTAGTGGTACTGTACAATATGGTTCATTAAGTGACGGAAGTATTTCAATTACTGGTTTTGTTGACGAAGATAACATGGCTAGTGATAGTGCTACTTTAGTACCAACTCAACAGTCTGTTAAAGCATATGTTGACTCACAGGTAACTGCTCAAGACTTAGACTTTACAGCAGATAACGGTGCCTCATTATCAATTGATTTAGATAGTGAAGTTCTTGATATTGCTGGTGGTACAGGCATTACAACTACTGCTTCTGGTAATGAGATATCAGTTGCTTTAGACGATACTGCCGTAACAGCAGGTGACTATGGTTCAGCAGGCTCAGTAGGAACATTTACAGTTGATGCACAAGGTAGATTAACATCTGCAAGTAACGTTGCAATCAGTATTACAAATTCACAAGTTAGTGACTTTAATGCTGGTGTTGATGCAAGAGTAAGCGGTGGTACAGGTTTAACCTATACTAACGGTGTACTTGATCTTGATGATACAGCGGTTACACCAAAAACATATGGTAGTACAACTGAAATTCCAGTACTAACTATAGACCAACAAGGTAGAATTACAGCGGCTTCAAACGCAAGTATTAGTACATCATTTACTTTATCAGACGGTTCTAATAACCAAACTGTTAATGGTGGTGATACACTTACTATACAAGGTACTTCAAACGAAGTAGACGTTGTAGTTGGTGCAACTGATACTGTAACTATAGGTTTACCAAATGATGTAACAATTGGCAACAACTTAACAGTAACAGGAAGTTTCTTATCAGACGATATTACTTCTGCAAGTGTTAATGTTAATGGTGATGCAATTATTACTGGTAACTTAACAGTACAAGGTACGCAGACTACTGTTAATTCAACTACTGTTGAAACAGCAGATGCAATCTTCCGTGTAAACAGCAATGGTGCAAATACAGACGCTGGTTTCGAAGCAAACGCAAATGGCACAATTAAGCAGATCTTATATACATCTGTAGGCCAAGAGTGGGACTTCGGTTCAGAAAATGTGAAAGCAAGTACTTTTGAAGGTGACTTAACTGGTGATGTTACTGGTCAAGTTAGTGATGTAAGTAATCATACTACTGCTGATATTTCAGAAGATCCAAGTGCAACAGTATCAAGTGGTACAATGTACTATACAGATGCAAGATCCAGAGCGGCAATAAGTGTAACTGATGCAGGCGGAGACGGAAGTCTTGCTTACAATAGTTCTACTGGTGTACTTACATATACAGGCCCTAGTGCGGCAGAAGTAAGAGCACACTTTAGTGGTGGTACAGGCGTAAGCATTGATGGTTCCGGTGTAGTTAGCATTGGTCAAGCAGTTGCAACAAGTGACGATGTTACATTTAACAATGTTACAGCAAGTGCAAACTTTATTGGTGACGTAACTGGTGACGTAACTGGTAGCATTTCAGGTGCAACTGGTACGTTTACAGGTGCTGTAAGTTTTGGAACTTTAACTGACAGTGGCGAAAGCATTGCAGTAACTAAGTTTGTTGACGAAGCAGACGGAATAGCAAGTAACGATAACGATACTACAATCCCAACATCAGCGGCTGTAAAAGATTACGTTGATAACAATGGTGGTGATGGACTCTTATTAAGAAGTACATTTACTGCTGATAGTAGTGCTTCTACTTTTGATATTGGTACAGTACCAAATGTTTCAAGCAGAACATACTATGTTGAAAAAATTGTTCTCAAAGTAGGTACAGCATTTAGTGGTGGATCATTTAACCATATTCTTATTAAAGAGAATGGTGGTTCAGGTGATACAATAGTAGCGGCAATTGACGCAGATGCGGCAACGGCTGGTTCATATATTGTTGAACTTGATGGTGATCAAACACTGACTAAAAACGCAAGTGTACAAGTACAATTTATGCAAGTAGATGGTAGCACACCAGCAGTGGTAACTGCAGGTTCTATGACTGCAAGTGTACATTATAACTTTGTATAACGGTAAGTTAGTATAAAAACTTTAGAAGGGGCCTAATTAGGCCCTTTCTTTTGACTCTAAAAACATAAATAATATATGTAACGCAAGTTACATTCGTTCATTCACTCTAAATGTAGCAGTGAACGGAAGTAGTCAATTGTGACGAAGGAACGCATTAATTACGTTCATCTGGAAACAGACGGAAGTAGGTAATGATACCGAAGGAACGCATCTTTGTAAAAGGAGATGACATGACTAAATATCAATCAAGGCTCTTTATAAGAGCAGTCAAAAAATCTCTTAAGGAAAAACACTTAACTAATAATGTGAAAAACAGTATTAGAGAAAGTAAGAAAAGCGAGTTACCTGCATATATTACAGATAATCCTTACTATCCTTAAGGTAAATTTAAGGGGGCTTCGGCCCTCTTATCTAATTTTTTCTTGAGGGGTCTGGTTCTTTGACAGCAATTCTAAACGTCAAACAAAGTACTACCGTGTCTATCATACTCATATTTGCTGACATACCCCATGGTAAATGGCTTGGAAAATAAACAACTTTATTTGTTTTAGGTTTTACAACAAAGGTAGATTCCTGTGTGTTTTGTTGTGCATATAATTTTTCACTAAAATTATTTAGATACAAATGCGAACCTTTATCTGTTGTTTGTAAAAAGAATAATGCATTATACCATCTCATGGGTTCTATATTTACATTATATGAGTGCCCTGGTGATATACTTAACATATACGGATTACATACTTGAACATTATTTGTCTTTGTTGGTAGAATGCTATCGCACTCACTTATGAAATGATGGCTAACAAGTTTACAAAGTTTCTGATGTCCCTTTCCTAATGGGTATTCCTTATTTGTTGCCCAACCAAAATTTGTTTCTATAGTTGAACCTGCTTTGGATATTTCGTTTCTTTCTGATAGCAAAGATTCTTTAACTTCTTCTGGTAAAATAAGTTGTTTTTCAAATAAGTAGTTTGGGAAAACTGTATGTTTTTTTATTGCCATACTACTATTTAACAAATTTGCTTGACTTTTTATCAAAATACTAGTATAATGGACACATGAAATTTAAGAATATAAGAAAGAATAAAATAATTTTAACAGACATAGACGGTGTTATTTTGGATTGGGAGGAAGGATTCAATGTCTGGATGCAACATCATGGACATGAATTAGTTGATAACTATCAATACATGTATAACATAGGCGAAAGATACGGTATGTCTTATGAACAAGGGAGCAAATTAGTCAAACAATTTAACGAAAGTGCGGCCATTGGATTTTTACCTCCTTTAAGAGATGCACAGTTTTTTATTAAGAAATTAAACGAACAACATGGTTATTATTTTTTAGCAATTACAAGTCTAAGTTTAGACCCTTATGCCAAACAGTTAAGAGAAAGAAATCTTAAAAAATTAATGGGAGATGCATTTATTGACGTGATTTGTTTAGATACAGGTGCAGATAAGGATGAGATTTTATTAGAATACGGCAAAAAATATCCTGGTAATTATTGGATTGAGGATAAAACAGAAAATGTTCAATGGGGTATTGATTCCGGTCTCAACGGTATTTTAATGGAACACGGACATAATATGGACTATAAGGGTTCAGCAACAGTTGTAAAAAATTGGGAAGAAATATACAATATTATAGTTAAAAAGTCTTGACAAAAGTTATAATTTTGCTATAATAATATTATAGTTAAATTAAGGAGTAACTAATGACAGATACAAAAGTTAAAGCAAAAGGTAATGCATCAGATAGAGCACCTAAATTATCTGTCGAAATACCAGAAACTACATTATCAAACGAAGAAATTGTAGATAGAATTATCAAAGCCAGAATAGAAATGCTTATGTCAGCACCTTTCTTTGGTAATCTTGCTACTAGACTTTTACTTAAAGATGCTACAGAATGGTGTCCTACTGCCGCAACTGACGGCAAATATTTCTATTATAACAAAAATTTTATTGCCGCATTATCAGATCAGGAACTTGTATTCCTTGTTGGGCATGAAGTATTACATTGTGTATATGATCATATGGATGCTGATAGACGTGGCGACAGACACCCTGTACTTTGGAATATTGCAAACGACTATGTTATTAATGCAGATCTTATAGATGGTCGTGTTGGTGAAGAAATTAAATTAGTGCAAATATGTCATGATTGGAAATACAGGGGTATGGTATCTGAAGAAATATACGATCAATTATTTGAAGAAATGGAAAAGAACGGACAAATTATTGAAACTACTTTGGATATACATATAGATAGAGAAGAAGGAGACGACCCTGGTTCAGGTGAAGGAGCAGAGGGAAACACAGAAGGGGAAGCCAGTAAAGGTCCTGAAAAATATACTGCTGAAGAAAAGGAACAAATTAAACAAGAGTTCCAGAATGCTACTATGCAAGCCGCAAAGGCGGCTGGTGCTGGTAACTTACCAAGTGGTGTTAAAAGATTACTAGACCATTTAATAAATCCACAATTAGACTGGAGACAGTTACTTGCTATGCAAATACAGAGTGTTGTTAAAAGTGACTATACCTGGATGAATCCAAGTAGAAAGGGTTTAAATGACGGATTCTATTTACCAGGATTAGATAGAGAAACAACAATAGATATTGCATTAGCATTAGATATGTCAGGGTCTATTGATGATGCTATGGCTAGAGACTTTTTAAGTGAAGTTAAAGGTATTATGGATCAATATACTGATTTTAAAATTCATTTATTCTGTTTTGATACTGAGGTTCATAATCCTAAAGTATTTACTGAAACTGATATGGGTGATTTTATGGAGTACGAATTAGCCGGTGGCGGTGGTACTGAATTTGATTGCTGTTTTGATTACATGAAAGAAGAAGGCATACAACCTAAGAAGTTTGTGATGTTTACAGATGGTTATCCTTGGGGCAGTTGGGGAGACGAAACTTACTGTGATACATTGTTTATTGTACATGGAGGTGGATATGGAGGCAAAACACCCGAATCACCGTTTGGTATAACTGTACCTTATGAAAGAAAAGGCGAATGATTGTTTGGGTATTTGGAACAAGTTCAGACTTTGGCCAAGCCATGGTGTCAGAATTCGAGCAACATGTCACTGAAGTTCATACTTTTGGCAGAAGTAATGTAAATTATAAAGACCCTAAATCATTTATAGATTTAAAGGCAAGCAATTTAAAAATACCAGATATAGTTGTTTTCAATATCAATATTGGTATGCCTTTTGAAATGAATCGTCCCATCCATAAGCAAAATATAGATACACAAAAACTAATATTTGGGGAATGGTTCCACAATAGTCTAGATACAAACTTTTTTAAAGTATATTTGTTTGACTGGTTAATTAGTAATAAGTTTAAAGGACAAATATGTCATATAACAAGCCAGGTTGCCAGAGACCAAAATCCTGTAGATAAAGATTTGTTACAATATAAAATGCTTAGAGCATTGGATTATCAAATTATACAAACACAAAGACAGTATGGTATAGATTCGTATGGAATGTGTCCTGCTCAGTTTGAAGACATTTTTCAATGGCCAAAATATATGGCAAATCTCATACTTGATAAAAATAAAGAAAAATCTTGGCTGTATGGTATTGCTAAAGATGATAACAAAATGGGTTATATAACCTATCCTTCTGACGGACTTTATGATTAAGAAGACAACAGTTTTAAATGATAGTGATTGGAAAAATCTGCATGGTAATGAAGTCTTTGTGAACATGTTAAGAAATAAGGTTATATGTGAATTAAAAAAAGATAATAGTGAAGACTATGATATTTTTGATTATATAAAAGAAGTTCCAGAAGGCTTAGTGTATTATACTACAGAAAATACTTACGGACATATAACTATAGACGTGTATTTTGAGACAGCATTAGATAAAGAAAACTTTATTTCTTTCTATAATACATCAATTGGTATAGATCGTATAAAAAAATAACCATTTTTATTGATTAAAAATTAAAACTTATGTTAAATAGTAGCATATAAATTAGGAGTTAAAATGGCCAAAGAAAATAAAACAGAAGAAGTTAATACTGAAAATGTTGAGCAACCAATAGCAGATGCTGAAGCAGGTGCTCCAGAAAGTATTAGTCTAAACGATTTGCAATTACTTGCAAATATTGTTGACCTAGCAAGTGGTAGAGGTGCCTTTAGAGGTGCTGAACTTAGCCAAGTGGGTGCAGTTTTTGATAAACTACAAACATTTTTAGGTTTTGTTGCTAAACAACAAGAAGAAAGAGCTGAGCAAGAAGCGGCTGAGCAAAACGAAGAAAGTCAGGAGTAATCATGGCAAATTTAATGAAACATGTAGGTAAGATTGGAGAAAAACCATGTGTGGTTGTCTTCAGAGAAGTACCTAATGAACCTGAAAACTGTTTAATTGTAGAGTCTAATTCTTTAACTGATCAAAAACATGATGATTTAATGAATGTAGTACAAAGTGCTGAAGCACAAGAAAGCAACAATATTGCTGATGTACTATCAAGAAGACAATTTACAGACGGGTCTAATATGTTAAATGATTTACATTTTAGTAAAAAATTGCAGAAAGTATCAGTTGATCTAGTATTTTTAACACCTACACCAAGTGATAAAGTTTCACTTAAAGAAGTAAATGCTGAAATCAATAAACTAGAAGGCGGTTACACACCTCCTAAAACAGATCCTGTTAGTGTAGACACACAACCAATAAGTGAGTCTGCAGAAGCAGTGGCACCAGACGCCAGTGTAGCAGAAAGTCTTTTAGTTCAAGCAGAATTATTAGAACAAGATGCAAAAGCACTTTTAGATGATGCAGAATCAAAGAAATCAGAGGCCTATAAACTAGACCCTAGTTTAAAGCCAAAGAAATCTTCAACTAAAAAGAAATCATAATGGCAGAAAAGGGCACCAAAATTGTGCTCTTAGCAAAAAATACTAAAGGAGGAGATTCTTTAAGAGAACTTCTCCTTGAAGTAGTCCCCAAACAAATTCCAATAGACTTTATCTATATGATTAATATCATATATAATAAAGATCAAATATTTGAAGTCCCACTCAATCTTTTCAAAGAGGATATAAATTTAAATAAAGTAGAAAGAATAGTTGAAATTTCAAAATTTAAAGACGAAATAGATGCTATAGAAATTATTGTAGATTTAGGAAAATTAAAAAAATTTATGAATAATACTACCCAAAAACTTTTTGCAAATGTTTTTATAGACTAGTTGACAAAAACATATATTTTTGTTATCATATAGTTTTATAGGAGAGTAGAAATGGAATCAAATCAATTATCAGGTTTAAAAACACTAGACGTAATATCCGCAAGTTGTTCTGCATTTAGGTATAATAAAGGATTTGTAAAAAAGGATCAATCTAAGTATGATCTTAAATACAAAGATATTACAAGTAATACTGAATTATTATATAATCATTTTTTTAGTGATTTTAAATTAAATGTGACTGAGGAAGACACAAAAGAAGCAATAGAAATTATCGATTATCTAAAAGGTCTTACATTTAAGGCAATTGAAAGAGAACTAACAGAATTTGAAACTAATGTTCTTAAATTGGTATCATCAGAAATTATAACCAAAGATAAGATTGGAATTTCAGCAAGTTTACCAAAAGTATATCTTAATAAAATAGAACAAGATAATTGGACAACCAGAGAGGCAGAACTTTCTAGAACAAGTCAGATTTTAGGAGAGTATAAACAAAGAGGCAAGTTTAATGCTAAGGTAGAGTTTGTTAGATATATTCCTAGAACTATGAGTTATCTAATTACTTGTAGTGTTGATGACAAACATATATTAAAGTTTTTTCATGGAAAGAATATCAATAAAAATTCTGTTATAAATATAGAGGGATATGTGAAGTCACAGTCCAAAGGAAGGTACCATAACGGTATGGAAACAATTATTAATAGAATCAATATATTGGATGAAGAAAAATAGATTATTTACATTTGGATGTAGTTGTACAGGTTACCATTACCCCACTTGGGCTGATCTTGTAGGATCACAATTCAAAGAATTTTATAATCTAGGCCTATCAGGTATGGGCAATCGTTTTATACAACAAATGGTTTATGAAGCAAACCATCATAAAAAATTTACACCCGACGACACAGTATTAGTTATGTTTACTAGTTTCCTCAGAAACGATGTGTGGCTTACTGATCTTAAATGGCCTTCCAGAGGACCTGTTTACCTTCCAACAAACAACGATATTTACAATGACATGTGGAAGAAAAATCACTGGAGTTTAGAATGGGGTCTTATGGATAGTTGGAGTTCCGTTAATGCTGTTAAGCAATTATTAGATAGTACCGGTGTAAAATATAAATTATTAAATGCTATGCCTTTATCTGGAAATTTACAAGAAGGTACAGATGATTTAGATATTTTTGATTATGATGTATCAGAGTTTAGGTATATAGATTTATTAGATGAAGCCTTTCCTGTTTGGTATATGGTTGAAGAATTTGGATTTACTAAAGATGATTTATATAATTTTAGGATAGATGAAAATTTGGAACAAGAGTTACATCCAACTATAGAAATGTATTTAAAATATGTTAAAGAATTTTTACCTGAGTTTTACAACGAAGATGTACAACATATAGGAGAACAATGTCATGCAGACTTATTAAATATTTTTAGTAAAAATATAACACAAAATAATTTTTATGAAACTGTTTATAATAATAAAAACTTTGTTGATATCAGAGGTAAACACCTAGGAAGTTTAAGAGGATTAGATAAAAGATAACAATCTATCCACTTCTACTTTTTTCCAATCAGTATTTAATAAAACGTTAAAGTTTAAATCACATGCATCTTTGTGATCTTTGACCCAATTATCTAGATTGTCACCTGACATTCTATCGTATACAGCTCTAATAGTTCTAAAATTATGTTCGTATGAATGACTTGCATCTTCTTCTGACAAAAGTGATTTTTCAAATAGATCGAACCCTATTTTTTTTAAGAAACGATAATTACCCCTATGTCCTACTATAGCAAAAGGAATACGATTTATGATTGGCCACAGAGCTTTTTCTGTTATAATAGATACATCTATATCTTTATATTTAGAATCATGTGTTTCAGTCACTAATTCAAAAAAACATTTTCTTCTTGCAAGGTTTATTTCCTCGTTGATGTTTGTATGCATTGATTGATTCTTTTTATCTTTTTCTATATCAAATTCGTGTGGGAAGTCTGGTAGTAATGAATCTAAATTTTCTAGGGCCTGTTCTTTTAAGTCGTCGTCTTTTAAAAGATTTATATTTGAAATAAATCTTTCTTTTATTTCTGCCTCATTTAATTTATTATTTAACGGCTCTTCGCCTAACATTGTAAAAATAGAGTTTTTTCTAAAAGGTTCCAATAGTGCTAGTAAAGTACATCGTAGTTCTCTCGGTTGTCTGTTTATGCATATAGACAATTTTTCTTTTGGTGTACTAAAATTGTCCTCATAGGAATTTATGCTTTTAGTATGATCTTCTTTGATTAAATATTGAGCTCTATTAAAAAAATAAAAAGAAAAGTTCGTATGGTATGTACGATTTGCAAATTGAAGATTGGGCGTTGAATCACCTAAGTTTGCTACACCGTTTATTATAATATTATTTCGTATAAGTCCTAACTTAGTAAGTTGTTTGTCTAATAGGTCTGCAGAAGAACTAGATCTATGTGGTCTTCCTTCTGACATATAATCGAGAAAAAATTCTTGTGTTTCGTTTATAATAATTGGAATATTAAATTTTTTAAGTTTTTTTAAAGTATTTGGTTGTATTCCGTATACCCAAACAGGATTCAAATGTTCTTGTGTATCTTTTACTTCAACATAATAAAATACCTTGGTATCAGAAGTTATTTCATATGTGTTTATAGTATGAAATTCAAAGTAATCTGTATCATTAAAAACAAGAAAATCATCATCGAATTCGTTACGTTTAGTTTCTATACCAAGGGCTCTATGTACTATACCATTTGCACATAGATGGCCATCTTCCGATATTTCTTCTACCAATAATATAATTTTAGACATACTACTATTTAACAAGAATTATACTATTTTCACTACAAATAAGAATATGATAAATAGTAGTATAACAAATTAGGGAGTTTACAATGGCAGAAGACACAGATAAAAAAGTTTTTCATCCTGCTGATACAAATGGAGACGGTAAAGTATCTAAAGCAGAAGAAGATATGTATCTTGAGTTCAAACGAAAAGAACTAGAAGATTTAGATGCAATGCGTGATGCACAAAGAAGTATGGCTTGGTTTGCACTAAGTGGTATGCTTCTATACCCATTTGCAGTAGTATTGGCGGTTCTGTTCGGATTAGAGAGTGCAAGTAAAATACTTGGCGATATGGCGGCTACATACTTTGTAGCAGTAGCAGGTATCGTTGCCGCATTCTTTGGTGCTCAGGCATTTAGTAAAGGTAAGTAATTATATGGCATTTATAAAACACTTTGTAAGAATGTTGACTAGAGACGAACTGACAGATCAGGACGTTATAGTTTACCATGACATTGTTCAGAGTGTTGTGCCAACAAAAGTGCTTACCGCCTATGACGAAGAAAAAGAACAAGTAGGCATAGAAGTCATAGGATATACGGGTGAAGACTCAGAAGGCCTTATGTGGATATATGAAATTGTATTGTTAGAAGAAATTGAACCAGATGAAGGTGATATGATATCTGAAATGTTGTTTGATGAATTTGATGATACACAATTTACTTTTGAAGCAAGTATAGAAATATGATGATAGAAGTCCATTATACTGGCGACCAGTATGTGGCATATGATGACAAAGGCAACAGAATTACAGACAGAAATATTCTTAATGAATTAGCATTCATACAACCACCAGGGTTTAAAAGTGTTTATAAAATAGAAGTAGATACTACCTCTAACCCTGTATCCTTACAAGAATTATCAATTAACATAAATTTATATAATAAATAATAATATGGACAGTATTATTATAAAAGAAAATGTTGTCGACGAATCTTTCGTTGATGGATTACTTTCTCAAAACAATTATGTAAAAGCAAATGCTTTACCGAGAGAAAACGATACAGAGCATGATGACACCTTTACTGTAACCAATTATTCAGTTTCTGTAAATCATAGATGTAGAATTATTAATCATCCTATTTTAAATGATGACACAATAATTGATATATTTAAAAAAGCAAACAATGAACATTTTAAATTAGATATAGATTGGGATAATTGTACACCGGTGTCATATGTTAAAAGGTATACTGAAGACGATGCAGGATTCTTAACTTGGCACGATGATGTTTTACCTGGTGCCCATCCTGAATTTGGTTGGAGAGCTTTAAGTATGAGTATTATACTTGAAGATCAATTTAAAGGTGGTGATATGGAATTCAAAAATTCTTGGGACGATAAGGATATACTAAATACACCTAAACTTAAAAAATGTTCTGCTGTCATCTTTAAACCTCAACTCCCTCATAGAGTTTCTTTGGTTACCGAAGGAGTGCGTACTGCCTTAGTAACATGGCTTTGGACAAAAGAAAATATCTACTCATAATCTTGACATAACCTAAATTTCTGTTATACTAGTTTTTTACTGTATAAATATGACTACAGAGCACAGAGGAAACACATGGCATTTAATAAAACATTCAATCAAGAAGAAGTCGCAAGACTAAAAAAATTAATTCAAGAAGGCGATCAAGTACTTTATGAAGTCGACGCTCTAAACACAGGTCTTAGAGAAACTGTTAAAGCAATAGCAGAAGAAATGGACCTCAAACCTGCTGTTTTAATGAAAGCAATCAAACTTGCTCACAAGGCAAAATTCCAAGATGAATATGACAAATTTGATGAGCTAGAAACCATATTAGAAGCAGTAGGAAAAACATTATAAACTATTGACAAAGTAATATTATTACTGTATAATACAGTATATTACAGGTGAGTTATCTATGAGTTATGTTGATGCATTTTACGAACAAGGCAAAGATGTTGTCACTGTCGTAGAGCGTGTCGATGGAAAACGAATAATCAAAGATATAAAACCCGAATATAATTTTTATTATAAAGATCCAAAAGGTAAGCATCAAAGTATTTACGGAGACAAGGTCACAGAAGTTGTTTGTCAAAATGCGAAAGACTTTAAAACAAATGTTGGAATAAATGCACATAACGGTCTTTTCGAAAGCGACATTCGTCCTATTAATAAAACACTTGCAAAACATTATTTAAATGTTGAACCCCCTAAACTACAAACAGCATTCTTTGATATTGAGGTTGACTTTGATCCTGAACGTGGATTTAGTAGTCCGTCAGATCCATTTACACCAATTACATCTATTGGTGTGTATTTACAATGGATGGATGCAATGATTTGTTTGGCAGTTCCGCCTAAAACACTGAGTTGGGAACAGGCACACGAAGTAGCAAGTCCTTTAAAAGAGGTTAAACTTTTTAGAACTGAAAAGGAGATGCTTGATGTATTTTTAGATGTTATAGAAGATGCTGATGTACTAAGTGGCTGGAACAGTGAATCTTATGATATTCCCTATGTAATGAATCGTATTACAAGAACATTAGGTAAGTCTGAAACAAGACGAATGTGCCTACTTAAAAAACTTCCTAAAGAAAGAAAGTTTGTGCAATATGGTAAAGAAACACAAAGTTTTGATCTAGTAGGGCGTGTTCACTTAGACTATTTAGAACTGTATAGAAAATACAACTATGAAGAAAGACATAGTTACAGATTAGACTACATTGGTGAAATGGAAGTAGGTGAAAAGAAAGTTGTATATGAAGGAAGTTTAGATAGACTTTACAATCATGACTTCCTAAAGTTTTTAGAGTATAATATACAGGATGTTATGCTACTAGATAAAATGGATAAGAAGTTACAGTTTATAGATCTTGCAAATATTATAGCACATGAAAATACTGTATTGTTACCTGTAACAATGGGTGCTGTAGCAACTACAGAGTCTGCAATCATCAATGAAGCACATAGACGTGGTATGGTTGTTCCTGATAAAGCAAAAGGAGAACGTGAACGTGATACAGCCGCAGGTGCCTTTGTGGCAACTCCTAAAAAAGGTTTCCATGAATGGGTAGGCAGTATGGACTTAAACAGTCTATATCCTAGTGTGTTTAGAGCATTGAATATGGCTCCTGAAACTATTGTTGGGCAACTTAGATTGGATTACACAGAAGAAGAAATTGCAAATGCACAAAAATTAGAAAAAAGAAGTTTTGCAGATGCTTGGCATGGCAAGTTTGCTACTAATGAATTTGAATTTGTAAAAAATAAAGATGTTGATCATAAGATGCATTTAGATATGGAAGATGGTTCTACACATGAAGTTACAGGTGCAGATGTTTATAATTTAGTCTTTAATAGTGGGCAACCTTGGAACATAAGTGCTAATGGCACATTGTTTAAAACAGATGTACAGGGTGTTGTTCCAGGACTATTGGAACGTTGGTATAAAGAAAGGCAAGAACTACAGGCTAAGAAAAAATCAGCAACTACAGATGCTGAAAAGGCCTTTTACGATAAAAGACAGTTGGTTAAAAAGATTATCCTTAACAGTTTGTATGGTGCAATACTTAATCCAGGTTGTAGATTTTATGATAAACGTATAGGACAATCTACTACACTAACTGGAAGAAGTATTACACAACATATGGCGGCGGAAACAAATCGTATGCTTACAGGTACATATGATTATGAAGGAGACTGTATTGTATATGGTGACACAGACTCTGTGTATTTTAGTGCCGTTCCTGCTCTTCCGGAAGGTGAAGAACTGAATATGGATAGTGCAATTAAATTATATGATCATATTTCAGATACAGTAAGTGATACTTTCCCACAGTATTTAAAAGATACTTTTAATGTGCCTTTAGATAAAGGTGCTGTAATGATTGCTGGTAGAGAAGTAGTTGGTAAGTCTGGTTTGTTCTTAACCAAGAAAAGATATGCAATACTATGTTTAGATATAGAAGGTTGGCAACCAGAAGGCGGCAAACTAAAAGCAATGGGTTTAGAAATTAAACGTTCAGATACTCCTGAATTTATACAGGACTTTTTAGAAGATGTTTTATTTGATTGCTTGGATGGTAAAACAGAAGATGAAGTTCTAAATAAAATTATGGATTTTAAAGAATATTTTAAAAATTTGCCTGCTTGGGAGAAAGGAACTCCTAAGAGAGCAAATAATGTGACTATGTATACACAAAAAATGAATTCGCAGGCAAAGGTTGCAACCAGTCACAGATTACATAAATTAGAAGCATTAGAAAATGAAGGTAAAAGCACAATGATTCCAGGGCATGTTAGAGCAAGTGTAAATTGGAATAACTTAAAACAAGCAAATAGTGATAGTTATAGTTTGCCGATTACAGATGGTATGAAAGTAATTGTATGCAAATTAAAAAATAATCCAATGGGTTATACAAGTGTCGCCTATCCAACAGATGAACTCAACTTGCCCAACTGGTTTAAGGAATTACCCTTTGATGAAGAACTGATGGAAGAAACAATTTTAGATAAAAAGATAAAAAATGTCATAGGTCCTATGGGATTTGACTTAGATAAAACAACACAAAGTAAAACATTATCTACGTTTTTTGAATTTTAATCTAAAAAAATGGTAAAAAAGCAATTGACTTTTCTAAATAGTAATGTATAATAGTTTAATAACTTGGAGACTGAACAATGGTAATTAAAGATGTATTTAAAGATGTTTTAAAACATACCCATGGATTGGGTATTTTTGAAATGGTTAAAATTACAGGAGCATTAGATTCTACAGAAATTGAAACTGTAGATGCTGACAAAACAGTAATTTTTAAAGGACAAACACATAGTCCTGTAGTTGATTTTGTAGATTCAACTATTGGGTTAAGTAGGATGGGTGTTCTACAAGGGTATTTACAATATCCTGGATTTGACGATGAGACTGCAAAAGTTGAGGTTGTGAAACAAGATAGAAACGGTGATACTGTTCCTACTGAAATAAAATTTGTGAGTTCAGATGGTAATGATGCACATTATAGATTTATGTTAGCAGATGTTATTAATCAACAACTTAAAAGTATTAAATTTAAAGGTGCTGATTTTGATATTAACATCGTTCCTACACAAAAGAATCTAAAAGATCTAAGTTATTTTAATAGTGTACTTGGTGGTTATGAGGCCAACTTTGCACCTAAAACAGATGGTACACAATTATATTTCCATATAGGTGATGGAGTTAGTGATAGAACAAAAATTTCTATCAGTAACGAAATAGAAGGAAGCATTACTAAAGACTGGAGATGGCCTTTAGATATAGTTTTAAGAATTTTAAAATTAAGTGAGTCAGGAAATTGTGTAATGAGTATTAATGATGAGGGGTTATTACAAATTATTGTAGATAGTGGTATTGGAAAATATACATATCTATTACCTGCAAAGAGTTAAAATATGGATTTTAATAAAAAGACTGAAGACTACGCATTATATCTTCCGGCAATAAGTGCCTTTTATACTAGGCAATTAGCGAAATATGAAGAAGAAAAAGACACAATGCGATGTCCTGAAGGTTTTGAAAAAGGATTACAGGGATTAAACTTTTTAGATGAAGATGGATACTTTTATTATCCATATGGATTATATTCAGCCGGTCATGCTCAATTAGATTTAGATAAAACTGATATACATGAAGCAATGATTCAGAAAAGAGATAGATCTAAAACAGTTATTTTAGGAGACTCAGGTGGCTTTCAGGTTGCTAAAGGTGTTATTAAACTGGACTGGGAAGATGCAATTAAGCCTGATAGTAAGGCCAGAGAAGCTCTATGCGAGAAGATGTTGCGTTGGATGGAGTATACAGCAGACTGGAGTATGACATTGGACTTTCCAGCATTTGCGGCCATACCTCCTTATAATAAAAAGACAGGTCTTACTGATGTTAAACAAACAATTGACATGAGCATGTATAACTTGGATTACTTTGTAAAGAACAGAGTACCAGGTGCAACTAAGTTTCTAAATGTTCTTAGTGGGGCAGATGATGCCTCGGCACAAGAATGGTTTGATTTAGTTACACCATTTAGTGATCCAGCATTTGTTAAAGAACATTACGGTGATGAGGCAAGAACACTAGAAGGCTATGCAATGGCTGGTATAAACATTGGACAAATGGAACAACTATTAAAAAGACTTTTACAACTTCGCGAAAAAGGTTTATTAGAGGGTAAAGGTTGGATTCATTGTTTAGGTACAGGTAAATTACATTGGGGTTGTTATTTAACCAGTATACAAAGACAGTTAAGAAAACATGATAGTCCTAATATACAAGTAAGTTATGATGCGGCCAGTCCTTTTGTTAATACAGCATATGGACAAACATATACCTATAACTTCTTTGATAAGAAACGTTTTGGTTACTTTATGGATAAGGCTATAGACAATAAAGACCTTAAAGGTTCAACTATGCCAATGCCATTTAAAGGTCCTATTATGGATAGATTAAAAGTAGGGGATATTTGTGTACAAGGACATGGAGATCTTAACAAAGCAGGTAAAGAGTCAAGAACTAGTTGGGACACTTTAAGTTATAGTTTATATATGGGACATAGTGTACATAATCATATAGAAGCATTTATAGAAGCAAATAGACTTGCTGATGTTGAAAAACACAGAACATCATGCGATTGGAGAGAATATAGAACAGGTGAAAAGAAAACATCTAGTACAAATGAGAGAAGTCCTCATGTACCAGGTATTATATTAATGTTTGATAAATTTGTGGAAGAACTTTTAGATCCTGCAAATCCAGATCCATATAAAATGTTAGATGAGAATAAATTATTCTTAGATGAGATTACACAAAATGGCTGGCAAGCAGGTAAGAGTAATTCATTTGGTAGTTTCTTTGAGCAGGAAGAATATATCGAAGGCGACAGAGATGATGATATGAATCATGAAATAATGACAGGAGAATTTGAAGGTGAAGGATAAACCTAATTTTAATGATGTAAAATTCTTTGTAGGTCAAGAAGTAGACAACACGGTTGCACACGGTGAGACTACTTTGTTTGTAGCAGGATATCAACCAGTAGATGAAATATTAAGTAGAGCATTAAATGAAAAATGTACACATATACATATATGCTACTTTGATCCTGAACGATTTGATCAGTGGAAATTATGGGAAGAACTACTTTTACATATATTAGAAAATGGTGTAAAGATAACTTTAGAGTTTGCGGTAAAATATGCAGAAGATATTTATAAAATGGGACTACACGAATTTAGTAATTTTATACCTGTTATTGTCGCTATTTTACCTAATTCGTCTAAATATAATTTCAATACAGCATTTAAGGTTGCTGATAAAGGATTTGACAAGACCAATGAAGGTACTTGGTCAATGCAATTACAAGATGTATTAGATAAGGAACATTTTATTCCTTGGTCTAAATACACTGATGGAGGCGATAAGCCAGTAGAATGAAAATAGATATTAAAATTACAGACGATCATGGTATCGAAACATCGGCTAGTCACATAAGTGGCTTTAAAACTGAGGAAGAATATGCTGATTTTATGAAATTAATTTTCATTCTTCTTGTAAAAAACGGTGCTGATGTACCTGAAGAAATTAGGGATTATTTAGATGTCTAATAAAATGTGGATTCATGATTGCAGAGAAAAAGGAGAAACTGCAACTCTTATTGGAGAACCATGTAATTGGTGTGATACAACATTTGAAGATATTGAAACAGAGTCTTTAAAAGAAAGACAGGATATTATCAATAATCCGGAGGAAAATTTATGGAAATTCTAAATACTATTTTTGGTTTAATTTTATTTATTGGTGCTGGATATTTTGCATACATGAGTAGTATACTTGTTAGCGAAAAGAAAGCAAGACAAAGAGCAGGAATTACTGATTATTATGATAATCCACTTCCTGAAAAAGAAGGAAGTTGGTATGAGGGCGGTAATCCTCATAAAGATGACAACAATTACGATCCTGAAGTAGATGATTGAGATACTGATATGGAGTTTAATTGTAATTACATGGGCGTCAGTAGGCTTACATGTAATAAAAGAGTTTGTGAGAAATCACATAGAATAGGAGAACGACATGATAGAACCAAGTATAAACAAACCTAGCCTATTCAGAAGAACTGTAATGGGTCTTGTAAATGGCTGGAGACGTGTAATGGATGTGAGATACAATCCATTAAGAGTAATCAAAGATCCAAGTTTGCAAACATACTTTATGTTAGTACTATTTACAGTATGGAGTGTGTTTTTTGGATTCTTGGCGGCAAACTACTTAGGCTGGTTTGGGTATAGCACAGTAGCAAGTATTATTATACATATTTCTATTTTACTACCATTAGCATTTACTAATGCAATCTTTGTTGATGCAGAACGTGATGGACATAAATGGTTAAAAGAATGGAAAGAAGAACAAAATAGATACACAATTATTACTAACAGACTGAGAAAGAAAAACTTGGTTATGTGGGACCCAAGTAAGGAGGCATAATGGCTATATCAGATGAAATGAGAGAACAACTTGAAATGGTTGTTCAGTATGGTGACCAAATAAAAGCAATGTTCAAAGAACAAGATGACGTTGATTATGAGATTGGTGACTACGATGAACCTATCACACAACTGTTAGGTCATATGAATGAAGTAATGGAAACAATTGACGGAGGTTGGTAGTGAGAAGTATATGGGTAACATTTAGTAAAGAGGGTATACATTACTACCCTGGTGCAGACACAAACCCTGCAACCGCAACAGGTGATGAATATGATGTATCCTTTTTAGGATATAAACACAGACACATATTTCACTTTAAAGTTTGGATTGAAGTGTTCCACGATGACAGGGACATAGAATTTATACAGTTTAAGAGATGGCTTGAAAGTTTGTATAACGAAGAAGTTATACAACTTAATAACAAGTCCTGCGAAATGATTGCAGACAATTTAGCAGAACAAATACAGGATAGATATCCTGGTAGATTTGTAAAGATTTCAGTAGCCGAAGATAATGAAAACGGTTGCGAAATGGATTATCCAGTAGAAGAATTGGATGGTCCAAATTTGGAGGGTACAGAAGACAATGATGGTCCAGACCAAGCATTAGTTGATGTATTCGAAAGTTTAAAATAAAGGAGAAAATAATGGAAACACATTTAAAACTTAAAGCATTGATGGAAGAGTATCAAGCAGAGCAAGACAACTTTGAAATCAAAGGTGTTAAGGCGTCAGCCGCAAGAGCAAGAAAGGCCCTAATGGAAATTTCAAAACTTTGCAAAACAAGAAGAGTTGAAATCCAAGATAAAAAGAACTCAATGTAATGGTTGACAAAAAGAAAAAACCTAGTAAAATATCTAAAGAAGAAGCAGATCAAAAACAAGATTATGCTCAAAGTTTAGATGATGAAATCACAGATGTGGTTGATTACGGCGGCTTAGGAGATGACGATGCGTAAATTGTATTACATGGGACTAGAGTCCTACGAAGCAAGATACACTTTACAGTTGCAAGACTGGAATGAAAGAGTGTTTGGCAAAAGAGGTATAGACTACGAAATTATTACTGGTGAAGAGTTAGATAATTCTAAAGCCATAGTAACCGGTAGTGTATTAGATGCCCATGGAAGAACATATTATAGTTTATCACAAACAATGTCCCTAATACAAAAAATGAAGAACGGTGAAATTACCAGTGATGATGTAATCTTTTATGAAGATATGTTTACACCAGGTCTTGAATGTTTACCCTACATCATGGACCAGTCACCTCCTGAGTTTAGGCCAAAAGTATTTGTTAGGTTTCTTGCACAGACAACAGACCCAGATGACTTCTTAATTAGAGAGGGTATGTTTGATTGGATGCGTAAGTATGAAGAAATGTTAGATCAGTTTGTTACTGGTATAATGGTTGCTTCAGAAGAGTTTGTTGCACATTTAAGAATTGCTGGTATTAAGGCACCTATTTATGTTACTGGTTTACCTTATGGTAAAGAAGAAGTAAGAGGTAGAATTGATACCAACATTCCCTTAAATGAAAGAACAAACAGAGTTGGTTTTGCGGCACGTTGGGACGATGAGAAACAACCGCACTTTTATATGGACTTAGCAGAAGCATATTATAAGATAGATCCTTCAATGGAGTTTGCAATATTTTGTGGACACCCTGAGCTGAAAAGTAATGATCCAGAGTATGTAGAACGTGCTATGGCTTTACAAGAAGGCAATACTGCTAACTTTAAGGTTTATACAAGCCTTAAGAAAAACGACTATTATGAACTACTGGCAGATAGCAAAGTTTTATTTAACTGTGCCTTACAGGACTGGGTAAGTAATACGGTCAGTGAAGCAGATACATTTGGTACACTTACACTATATCCAGCATATAGAAGTTTTCCTGAGGTATTTGCTAATAATGGTAATCATCTATATGTACCATGGAGTCTACAAGATGCAATAGAGAAGTTACAAAAGATGACATCTGCTATTGACAATGAAGACGTTTCACAGTATAATATAGGTAAGATATCAGATTATCAGGACGGTACTATAGACAGAACTTTAGATGCTATGATTGGTACTGGTGAACATTTATCACGTAATGATAATTTATTTAGAAGGCATGTAGCAAGAGCAAAATATGAATAAAGAAACACAAAAAACAATTTTAGTTACTGGCGGTAGTGGATTTATAGGCGGTATGGTTTGTCGCCTTCTTGTCCAAGCAGGCCATAATGTAATTAATATTGACAGAGTTAAATGCAGTATAGAAGGTGTAACACAATATCCTTTTGATATAAACAATAATCAACTAAAAGGTGTTATAAGTTTAACAAAACCTGATGCTGTTATACATTTAGCGGCAGATCATGAAGTTGGTAGAAGTGTAACTGAACCGGAAGTTTTTTATAAAAATAATGTTGCAAATACCATTGACTTATTAAATGCTTGTGTAGAAGAAGGTGTTAAGCATTTTATCTTTAGTAGTTCAAGTAGTGTATACGGAGATGTTTTAGTTTTCCCTACAACAGAAGAATTATCAATGAATCCTGTATCGCCATATGGTAGAACAAAGGCCATGATAGAAACTATTTTAAGAGACTATTCTAATGCACATGATTTTACATTTACAGCATTGAGGTATTTTAATGCCGCAGGTGCCGATCCTCAAGGTAGTCATGGATATGTACAAGATCCTGCTAGTCATATTATACCTATTATAAGCAGAAAAGTTCTTAATGATGAAGTATTTACCATAAATGGTGACGATTATGAGACTGCTGACGGAACATGTCAAAGAGACTATACACATGTTTCTGATATTGCTTCTGCACACTTGTCTGCTATGAATTATCTATTAGATGGTGGTAAAAGTACTTCCTTTAATATTGGTAGAGGAGATAGCAATAGTATTTTAGAAGTAATCTCAACTTTTGAAAATGTAAATGATGTAAAAGTAAAAACTGAAATGGGTACAAGAAGAGATGGTGACCCTGCAATCACTTATGCAGATGTTACAAAAGCAAGGGAATTATTAGGCTGGGAGGCTCAATATACATTAGAAGATATTTGCAAAGATGCATTTGAATGGGAAAAAAGTATAAAGAAATGATAGAAAAACTACATTATACATTTGAAGAACTACAAAAAGATTTAAGTAGTATTATACAGCAAATGGTTGTAGACGGATTTAAGCCTGAAGTGATTATAGGTCCTGGTAGAGGCGGGTTTATACCAGGTGTAATGTTAAGTCATTATTTTGGTGTCCCTTTTGAAGGGATAAGATGGCAACAAAGAGACGGAAATATTCAGGATGATAAAACATTAAGACATATTATACAAAAACATTATCACGATAATATATTAGTTATAGATGATATAAACGATAGTGGTGCAACATTAAAGGCAATATTTGAAGTAATTGCAGAAGAAAAATCTCTATCTGATATTAGGTGTGCTACTTTATTTAACAAAACAGGTAGTAAATATGGAGGAGTTGATTTTGTTGGAAGACAATTAGAACCTTCATATGACCCTTGGATTGTATTTCCGTATGAGGAATGGTGGAAGTGAGTACTGTTAAAAGTTTACAGAATCATTTAAAACATTTAGAAGAAATACATAGAAAACTTGACAATAAGATAGAAAGAAACTATAATCATTATTTAAATGATATTGATCTTAAAAAATTAAAGTTAGAAAAACTAACTTTAAAAGAAGAAATAGAAAAATTAAAAATAAAAATCGAGGAAAAGAAGAATGAAAACGAGCGAGAAGATCACACAAAAGATTAAACAAGCAGGTGGTAAATATTGGGCTAGTGATAATGTATCACAATATATGGAAGAGGGAGACGATCAGGCCCTTATTGAAGAACTAGTTCCTCATTTTGAAGGTGTGCTAGACACACTTATTATTGATAGGCATACAGATCCTAATAGTCAAGGTACAGCAAGACGTCTTGCTAAGATGTATATAAACGAACTTATGTGGGGTAGATATAATAGTATGCCTAATGCCACAGCATTTCCTAATGATATAGAAGAAGGTTATAAAGGTATGTTGGTTGTGAGAAGTGAAATACAAAGTATGTGTTCACATCATCACCAACCAGTAAAAGGTGTAGCATACATTGGTATTATTGCTGGAGAAACACTTATTGGTTTAAGCAAATATACAAGAATTGCACAATGGTGTGCAAGACGTGGTACATTACAAGAAGAACTTGCTAATGATATCTCTAGAGAAATAATGAAAGCAACTGGTAGTAAAAACTTAGGTGTTTATATTCAAGCAACACACGGTTGTGTAGAGAATAGAGGTGTGTTAGCACATAGTAGTTTAACACAAACAACTGTATTAGAAGGTTCTTTCTTTGATGATTCAAGTACAAAGAAAGAGTTTTTTGATAATATAAAATTACAACAAGAATACGCAAGTAAATAATATGATTAATAATAGAAACGGGTATCTTGTTGTAGGTAAATTTAGTGTTCCTATTAGGGAAATTACTGACTGTATTGTAGAACGTAACGAGTTGGAAGTTATTTGTAAAAAATATCCAATTAGTAAAGAAGAAGTATTTGAATGTTTAGATGCGATTGCAGACCTTGATAGTATTACTTCTAGAGACAGGTTAAAATGTAAAAATATAGGAACTAATGAGGACATACAAATACAAACAGTTTCCATTACTGATAACCTATTTTTAAAAATAGTTCAATTTGGTAAAGTCATTAATGATAATTTAGAAGATTTTAATAAATTATTTGATGTAGGATTTTTAAATTTAGCATATGAATGTTATGAAGATATACATAACGGACATAGACAGTTTGAAAACTCTGAGCTACATACCATTGTTTTTGATGCTGTTGAAAGCATGATAGATGGACAAATATCAATGGAAGATTTATACAATTTATTACAAGTAGAATTAGATGAAATTAAGATATAGCGAAGCATTTTACTCAGTACAAGGAGAAGGCAGATTTGTTGGTGTGCCTAGTATCTTCTTAAGAGTATTTGGTTGTAATTTTGAATGTGCTGGGTTCGGACAACCTAGAGAAAATTTAATTGCAACTGATCAAATGCCTTATATGTTAGATCCTAAAGCAGATAAAAACCATCCTGATGCTTATAAAAGCATAGAAGATTTACCCGTCACACCCATTGGGTGTGATTCAAGTGCCAGTTGGGCAATGAAGTATAAACATTTACAGTTTACTCGATCTGTAGATGAAGTGTTTGATCACATCACATCATTGCTACCAACTGGTACTTTCACTGGCCAACACGGTGAAGACATACACTTGGTGATCACAGGTGGTGAACCGCTACTAGGGTGGCAACGTGTTTGGCCAGCACTTTTAGATAAGTGTAAGAATGTAGGGTTAAAAAATGTAACATTTGAAACAAATGGTACGCAAGATATTAAAAATGATCTAATAACATATTTTAACTTAACACAACCTAATTTACATGTTACATGGAGTACATCTCCTAAATTAAGTATTAGTGGTGAGAAGACTGATGATGCTCTAATACCAAAGTCATTATTATCAATGAATTCTGTTCATAATAGTTATCTATATACAAAGTTTGTTGTTAGAGATGAGGAATGTTTTAATGAAGTTGATATGTTTGTTGATAGTTATAAAGAGTCAGGTGTTAAACTTGATTCTATTTACTGTATGCCTGAGGGTGCTACATTAGAGCAACAAACATTAACTGAAAAAAATGTTGCTGAGATATGTATGAAGACTGGATATAAGTTTAGTCCTAGATTACATATTAGTTTATTTGGAAATGCATGGGGGACTTAATGAAGGGTAAACAATATCAAATTTTTATAAAAGGATGGGGAGCCTACGAAATGGGTTGGTACCCTCATGCTATAGGAAATTCTATAGAAGAAGTTAAACAAAAAGTATTTGCTGAATGTGAAAATAAATATGCTGAGTATCGTGTAGTAATAGAAAATACTTTAACGATTGTAGAGGAAGGAACTTATAAAGAAGGAGTCTGTAATAATGGATAAACATGATTGGAATTTTATAAAAAATATGAGTCCTCTTTTGATTACAGCAGTTGTAATGTTCTTTTTAATGGTGGCATATGAAACAAAAGCAGATGAAAATAAAGTTATGGGATATACTGAACATGGAATACCGGTCACTAAAGCAGAATTAGAAGTTAGAAGTGTTAGAGTTGATTCTATCAGAAGTTGGAAATGGATAGAAGAAACAGATACATTAAGACTTACACTTAACAGGAAAAAACAAGTAGATGTAGAATTTTTTAATAGATGTTTTGATATGCCTTATGCTACAGGATTACAATTTAAACCGTGGGGTGGATTTAACAGTATTGGAAAGGGAGATAGTATTATGCCTATAAGTTGGTCAAATAGAACAGCACTATGGCCGTGTACTATAAAAAGAATAACAGAAGTTATTGAGGAGAAAGAAGATGGCGAAGAAAACTAAATTACCTTTTAGCATGATGCCTGCTAGTTGGGGGCTTAAAGGTAAGTCTCGAGCAATAGCAGAAGCAGAATATTACTATGATGGTGAAGAACTAGAAGAAGTTTTAGCACAATTAGAAGCAGAAACAGATGTTGATAAAGAAATTGCTAAATTAGATGTCCAATTTAAAAATGATAAAATTGGAAAATATGAATATGATAAAGCAATCGCTGATATTAAAGAATTACCTTATGTAAATGTTCTTCATTTAGATGTAAATCCAGAAAATGCTAAAGCAGGTTATATGGAATTAGACTGGAACGATCACTTTGTTAAATTTTTACACGAAAACGGATATACGGGTGAAAGTGACGAAGCAGTAGTAAACAAATGGTTTAATGATGTTTGCAGAACCGTATTAGTACAGGAACTTGCAGATCAAGATTATGGGTTACAAGAACAAACAGGAGCCACAGATGTCATCAGAACAACTGGAAACACAGGCGAAGACGAAACTAGCGATCCTAGTTAAGTCTATAGAACCCGTAGTTGAAAAACAGTTAGAAGAATTTACTTCTGCTGAAATAGAGTATGTATTGGCAAATTTTCGTAAACATTTAAAATACGATCTTACTAGAGATTTTGAAAATATTCGAGAAAAGAACTTGAAAGAATCGCCTTTCGATGCTATAATAAATGATAGTTTAGGAATAAATGATGAGTAAAAAAACATACATATTAGTAGATAGTTTAAACATGTTCTTTCGTGCCAAACATGTAGGCGGCGGTAAGGATATTGACATGCGTGTTGGAATGGCCATGCATATTATGTTTAACAGTATTAAGAAAGTATGGAACGACTTTGATGGTGATCATGTTGTTATGTGTTTAGAAGGTAGAAGTTGGCGTAAAGACTTTTATCCTCCTTACAAAGCAAATAGAAAAGTTCTAATGGACAAAAGAAGTGTTAAAGAGCAAGAAGATGACGAATTGTTTTTTGAATCATATAATGATTTAACTAAATTTTTAGAAGAACGTACTAATGTAAGTGTTATACAACAACCTAATGCAGAAGCAGATGATTTAATTGCTACTTGGATACAAGAACACCCAGAAGATAAGCATGTTATAATTAGTACTGATAGTGACTTTTATCAATTACTTGCGGATAATGTTATACAATATAATGGCACAACAGATCAAATAGTTTCACTTGAAGGCTTTAAAAATGCAAAAACAGGTGAATGGGTTATAGATAAAAAGACAAACGAAAAGAAAACACCAGTAGTACCTGAATGGGTATTGTTTGAGAAGTGTGTAAGAGGAGATAGTGCTGATAATGTGTTTAGTGCCTATCCTGGTGCAAGACTAAAAGGCACTAAAAACAAGACAGGTATTACTGAAGCATTTGATGATAGACATAATGGAGGTTATAACTTTAATAACTTTATGTTACAACGTTGGGTTGATCATGAAGAACAAGAACATAGAGTTAGAGATGACTTTGAACGTAATAAGATTCTTATAGATCTCACACAACAACCTGATGAAGTAAAAGCAGAAAGTAAACAAATTATTGAAAATGCAAAACTACAAGAACCTAAACAACAAGTAGGTGTGTATTTTATGAAGTTTTGTGCTAAGTGGAATTTAGAAAGAATGTCTCAAAACCCAGGTGACTATGCAGAGTTTTTAAATGGACAAGTTGGATAGAGCTATCAAACGTATAACAATGGATTGGCCAGCAAATCCACATTGGATATATACAAGTCCAGATCAAATTAAAGTATATAGACAAATGAGACAAGATGTATGTCCAGAAGAATTTAAAAATTCTAAAGGCACACCAAATAAACAATTATATTCTATTGATGGAAAGATTGTAGGTAAAGATGAAGATTACGGAAATAAGGAGAATAAAGCATGGTAAAGAATAAAAGAAAAAGTAAAACTCAATTACAACAAATAAGTGATGTTGCATGGCTTGTACGTCAAGGAGAAAAAAGACTTGGCATTTTAAATAAAGATATTCAGGAAAAGTTTTTTTATATTACTGGAAAAGAATCAGTCAAATTTGAAGACGAAACTGCTGTAGTCAAACATTTTGGCAATGTACATTTATTTACTGAACAAGTAGATGAGCCTACTGTAGTAAGTGAAGAATTTTTCATAAAAGGGTACCAAATAGACTACGAAAATCCATATCCTTTAGATACATCTCATCCTGATTATGATGAAAGAGTTCCATTGTATACTAAAACATCTGACAGCGATGTTTATTATGCCGCTGGTTGGTACGGAATTAATTTTGAAAAAGGTTGGAAAAGAGCAAAAGGTCCTAAGTATGTTACTCTTGCTACTTATGGATATATAGGTCCTTTCAAAACTGAAATAGAATGTAAGACAGAAGTTAAAAAACTTAATAAATTAAAAAATAAATGACAGAATTACAAGAATTAGTTCTTCATTTAAAAAATTTAAAGAAATCAGGGCATAAAGAATTTAATGTTAATGTTGATTGGTTATTAAGTATTTTAGATAATATAGACACAACTGCAGAAAATAAAATTCAAGAAATAAATTTAGATGGCGGACAATTTAACTGAAACTTTATCTTTACCAGAAGGTTATGGATACAATCATATATTTAAATATCAATGGAATTGTGCACCTAAACATGGTTTATCTGGTGTTGCTATCGGAGAATTAAAAAAGATTTGCAGGAAAAAATTTGGTTGGCATTTCTTACCACATAAAAATATGAACTATTCTAATGAAGACTGGTATAAAGATCAAACTTTAATTTTAACATTTGAAAGTAAATGGGATTTGATACATGCCAAATTAAGAATAGATCCTTAGATAAAAATATAAATACAGTTATGAATACAGGCACATTAAATTTTTGGAATAGTAGAAAACATTACGGTGTAGTATCTGAAGGTAAGAATAATGTGTATGTTAAAAGACATCATATTGTAAATCCTCCTGCCCCTGCTGAATTATTAAAAGGTATGGAAGTAGAATTTAATAGGGAAATTAACGGTATGGAAATTAACTCAACGTGTGATCTCACACCTAAAACTAAAAGCGAATAATGAAAGTAGAAATATACAGTAAACCAGCATGTCCATTTTGTGTACAAGCAAAAGGTCTAGCAGAAAGAGAAGGACATGAATTAATATATAAAATGTTAGATGAAGACTTCAGCAGAGAAGAGTTATTCGAAACTTTTCCAGGAGCAAGAACATTCCCACAAATTATAGTAAACGGCGAGAAGATAGGCGGCTTTACAGAATACAAAGCCTTAGTAGAAGCAAGTAAGTAATGAAAGAATTAGGAATGGCATTATTAGGAACAATGGCAATAGCATTGTTCTTTGGTTTTAAAATTTACCCAGATTTAGAATATACAGGATATTCAAGTCAGGGGTCGTGTACAGGAGAATGCTACGAAGAATATGTGGCTCTTAACGGTACAGTTGTTGAAATAGAACAAAGAAAGAAGGAGTTGGCTAACTTGGACGAGTTTAGTTCCATAAGAAGTTTATGGGCAGGTTGTGCCGCATGTCACGGACAAGACGGTGGCGGTATGGGACCTTTCCCAAGTTTACAAGGCAAAGACAAAGCATACATTGTTCAAAGACTTGTACAATACAAAAACAAAGAACAAGTTGGTGCAATGAGTAGCACTATGTGGGCACAGGCAGGAATGCTTAGTGATAAAGACATGGAAACAATTGGTGCTTTTATTGAAGCAGGATTACCAGGAAAATAAACAACTGTTTTAATAAAAAAATGATAAATATATGTGTATAGGAGATTACACATATGAGCAGACCTAAGCCAGATATACTTTTAGAATCTATAAACAAGCAGACATACAAAGCAGAACAGATTCTATCTGCTGATGCTATCTATAGTGTATTTTATAAAGAAAAACCAATAAATTTAAGAGTTCTTAATAAATTAGTTTCTTATCCAGGACCAAAATACAAAAAAGTTTCTTTCAGCAATAGTGGTCATGCTTTTAATCTTGCAGAAAGATTGAATAAACTATTTGATACAGAAGATTTTCAGGTTATCAAACTTACTTCTGGTGTAGTAGTATTGGAAGATGATGAATGAAAAAGAGTCTTTACAATATAAAATAATTAATTCTATACAATCTATTCTTTCTGAAGGTCTACTACATAATAGATCCAGAATACCAAACATACCAAAAAACTCCAAATTCTATGAAAAGTTTAAAGATATACCTAAAGAAAAATTAGGATATAAAATTTTTAGTAATTTTCGTTTAAAAAATGGAGTACCACAAGGTCTAAGACTTACATCTTTAGGTAATGAAATATTAAAAAGAAACTTTGAATATTGGGATTTTTCTCATGATATAAATCCTACTCCTAAAATGTATTTATTTTTAGATGATGCAATGGAATGGCCTTATTATTTTACAAAAAAGAAACTTGTTTTATATTGCAAGGAAGATGCCGCATGGTATAAACTTAACGGTAATGACATTCATACATTTATAGATAAAATGTAAAAAAATCTAAAAAAAGACTTGACAAACTCTTTAATTGTAGTATACTAATATAGTAAATTAAGGTAAAGGAGTAATTTATGGAAACATTAAAAGTCAGATCAACACAGGTTAAACCAATTCTGTTAAGATCATTTAAAGTAAATAGACCAATATTTGTTTGGGGGCCTCCAGGAATTGGAAAATCCGAACTTGTTGAGTCTATTGTTAATAGTGGTGATTTAGGTAATGCTACAATGATTGATATGCGTTTAGCATTATTAGAGCCAACCGATCTAAGAGGATATCCTTTTAGAAATCCAGAAACAAATACTATGGAGTGGTCGCCCCCAGCAGATCTTCCTAGTGAAGAATTCGCTAGTCAGTATGATAATGTTGTTTTATTTTTAGATGAGCTTAATTCAGCACCTCCAAGTGTGCAGGCCGCGGCGTATCAACTAGTATTAAACAGAAGAGTAGGGCAATACAGACTACCAGAGAACGTCAGAATAGTTGCCGCAGGTAACAGAGAGACTGATAGAGGTGTTACATTTAGAATGCCTGCCCCATTGGCTAACAGATTTAGACACATTAATATGGATGTTAATTTTGATGATTGGCAACAATGGGCTGTTAATAACAACGTACACCCTGATGTTGTAGGTTACTTAACTTACAGCAAAGGCGACTTGTTTGATTTTGATCCAAAATCTAGTTCGCAGGCTTTTGCTACACCAAGAAGTTGGACCTTTGTTAGTGAAATGCTTGGTGCATCAGGCTTTGATACTGCTGAAAGTTTTGAACAAAAGGCAGAAATTGCAGGTGCTATAGGTGAAGGAATGTCAATAAAATTTGTAGAACACAGAAAAGTTGCTAAACATCTTCCTAATCCAAGCGATATTTTAGACGGAAAAGCAAAGAAACTTGATAACAAGGTTAGTTCTGAGCTTAGTGCAAAATATAGTTTGGTTGTAGGAATTGCATACGAGCTAAATGAAAAGTATTTGGATAAAGGTCTAGATAAAGATTTTGTTAAGTCTCTTAATAATGTTATAAGATTTAGTTTTGATAACTTTGAACCAGAAATGGTTGTGTTCTTATTTAGAACTATAATGAAAGATTATAACATTAAATTTAATGTGAGAACTGATCTTGATAAGGAACTTAGGGATACATTTAGTAAAAAATATATTAAGTACATAGTATAATAGTTAAAAATCCTTGTGCGCCTACCTATGTTACTCCCTACCTAAAGAACGCACAAGGTGAGTGCCCTGGAAACAGGGCACTTTTTTCTTATATAAAGGTTGACAAAAAGTAAAAAGAATGTATAATGTATTTAATACTATGAAAATAGTGCTTTGTTTAATGAAGAAAAATAGGAGGTCATATGACTACTTCAACAACTAAAGAAATGAAAGTGCTTACAGCACTACAATCAGGCAGAACTTTAAGTTCAGCTCAAATTAGAGCACAATTTGGTGCTGGTAATCCACAAGCAGTGATTCAATCACTAAGATTCAAAGGATTTCCAATCTATTTGAACACAGTGACTGACACTAAAAACAGAAGCAGAAATGTGTACAGATTAGGTACACCTTCTAGAGCTGTTATTGCCGCTGGTTATAAAGCATTGGCTACTTCATAAGTTTAACTTATGTTAGAAAAAGGGTGTTTAGGCGCCCTTTTTTTATCTTTTAAGGTTGACAAATTATCATTTTTTGCTATAATAGTTATATAAATTAAGGTAAGGAGTAATTTATGATAGAGATACTACAGGAAATAACTGATTGGGGCAAATACCCAGTTGCTAATGGTGTATACCATGTTAATAGTGCAGGGCAACTTGTTCAGTATAATGATAAAGTATTTAAAAATCCAATAAAACAGTTTTCAAAAGCAAGACGTAAGTTTACTAAAATAGGTGAACGTCCAGAAGAATTGTCTTCTGATGTTGTAATTGTAAAAGGCTCAAACGGCAATACATATACCATAGAAGATGGTAAGTGTAGTTGTCCAGGATATACATTTAGGGGGAATTGTAAACATGTTAAAGAAATTAGTTGATTTATTTTTAATTGGTGTAGTAATATTTGCTATAACCAGTTGTGCAAGTGGTGGCGGAAGTGCAGGAGTTACAGCAACACCTACTCCACCTCCAAGTAATGGTGGGGGTTCAACCACACCAACAGATGAAAGAATACCTTTTGATGAGTTTTCTTTTACATATTATCCTAATATTGATGGTTACAGTGATGAGATTACAGTTTCATATGGTATGACACCTTATACAACAACAGGACTACCAGCACCAACAGAAAAATTTAAAATTGCAGATTATGGATTTTTTGAAGTAACAATTACAGGTAATCATGATGGGTGCCCTAACGAAACTTGTGGTGATGAAGAAGTTCAATCAAGACATTTTACATCTCATAGTTACCTATGGGAGGCTGATTTAAATGGTGATGGTATGATGGATTTTTACATTATGCCTTACTTTAATGGTGATACAGAATATGTTCCAGAATCTAATTTAATGGCATTTATTAATGATGGCAATGGGCATTTTATTTTATCTAATGATATTTTTGAGGGCTCTACTTGTTTATATGGAGGTTCTTCTAGTGCCACAGAGCATACTAGGGATAATCAGGGTAATCCATATAGTGATTGTGCTTGGACTGATTCTCATAGAGGAGGTCAAGCCGCAGATTTTAACGGCGATGGAATTACTGATTTATTCTTAGGTTCTTCATTAATGTTATCTGATAATGGTAAAATAGTAAATGTAAGTCACAGTAATTTACCTAACGATCTATTTTTTAACGAAGAATTAGGCAGACTGTTTTTTCATGATACTGCAATAGGAGATGCTGAAGGCGACGGTGATGTTGATATATTTTTACCGGTTTTTGATTACGATTGGGATAATAACAGGATTCCATGGACTATGTTAATAAATGACGGCAATGGAAACTTTACAGCAAATCAAAATTTTTATAGAATACCTGAACCCTATGAAGTAGGACAGTCTGAAATATTTTGGCCAACCACTGCCACTGTTGCTGATTTTGATAACGATGGGCATGGTGATGTTGCAGTTGGTTGGTTTAATCCTGCACTAGCCAGAGAATATGGATTTGGAGAAACATACGAAAATAGTGCTGGTGCTGTATTTTTTAACGACGGTAATAATGACTGGAGTAATAGAGCATGGGTAGAATTACCAGATAACTATTTTGGTGAAAACGGAAATGCCAATGATATGCAGGCATTTGATTTTGACGGTGATGGCTATATAGATATTGTTTTAGCAACTACAAGGCACGACCCTTATTATAAAGGTAGAATGATACAGTTCTTTAAAAACAATGGTGGCACATCTTTTACAGATATGACATCTACGTATGGAACTACAAAGTATGCTGATGGAGGAATTACTAATCCTAATTTATGGAACGGAGAGGGAGATATAGTTATTGTGGATTTTGATCACGACGGAGATCTTGATATTGTTGATACTAGTATGGATACATATGTACTACTTAATGACAATGGTACATTTAGGCTTTACGATGACTTTCCTAAATTTGGTAATAAAGGAATGTCCTATTTCCCTGTGGAAATCGATGGAAAATATTGGTATGATTTTATAGGATATAATTGGAGTGAACAAGATGTAAATGGTATACCTAGTAGAACATTAACATTCTTTCAAGTACTAGATCCCCCTTTTGCTGAAATGCAACAAGATATAGTCACTAAGCCTAAGGGACACATAGATGCTGTCTATGACGATCTTATTCGCTATAAGGACCTACGTAAGCAAACTACAGGAACTAATTTGTTTTATAATAAATTTGAAGACTCGGAAATTACAGGGTATTCGCATAGTGGCGACAAATATGGAGTTACAATAGGTAAAAGCAGTGGTAATTCTGAAGGTGGATTTATTAATATAGATTATGATCTAGGTGATATGCATGTAGGTGTAACTTATATCAATAATACAGTAAAAGGGCATAACAAAACTAAGTGGTATGGAACCGGCTATGCAGATATAGATTATTCTGCACTTTTAACATTTACTGAGTATAGATATCAGTTTGAAAACGGATTTTTTAATAGGAGTGGGGCATCTTTAGGCTTTACAACTATAAAAGATTTTAAGGAAAACGGTAGCCAATACAATGTTCATGTACACGACTTTACAATGAATACATTTAGTGTTTTTACTGATATAAACTATTTGTATAAATCTAAATTAGGACAAACACTTTTTACTGCTGGTGCAGACTATTATAATACATTTGATGATACTACAACTACATTTGCTGATATTTTAAAATATGATTATAATAGAGATGAGGTAGTAACCAGTTTTAGTTTAACACATAGATATAATTTTTTATATTTTTCTGCTAAGATCAATTCTAATAATATGAATTCTTACGAATTAGGATTTAATATAAGGTTGTAATTATTTGTATCCTATTTGCATAAAACGAGTGTATGCAGGTGTCTTTAATTGGCCAGAAAACATTGAATTACTAAGTGGATAGAGTAGTTCCATGTCTTTTAAACTTGCCACAGGGTTTATGTGACCCTCGAAATCTGGAGAATCGTTAGTTTGCATTATAATTAATTGATCTGAATCCACAGTATCGAACCAACCTGTACTCATATGCTCACAACTAGTGTTTATTATCCAATCAGGTTTTACATTAATTAGTTCTCCACTCGTTTCAAACTCCATATTACTGCAATCTAACATGTCTACATCTGCTACTATCCCTTTATATTTCCAACTGTCTTGTACAAAAGGTTGATTTAATTTTTCTGATTTTTCTATTGCTTCTGCATCTGTATCTATTCCATATATTCTTTCTATATTGAAATTTTGATGTAATGGTTCAACTAATGCACCTATCCAACTACCTAATATTGCTACATTAACATTAGGAATTTTAGGATATGTGTGATAAAGTTCGTTTAATAACCAACTTTTACTTGCTAACTGTCCTTTGCTAAATGCGTGTGCAGGATAATAGTTTCCATGCTGGACTATATGTTCAAAATAACTAGGTGTAGGTTTCCAGAATCCTTTATCAATATATTCTGTAACTTCCTTCCAACTATTTAGATTTATTATATTGCTCATTTAACCATTTAAAGTCGTTTATTTTATTTAAATTTTCTATGTTGTTAATATTTTCTTTGGCATATTTATTGCCTTCTTCAGCACCTTTTCTTGCATATTCTACAAATTGTGCTTCAGTATCACATTTTAACCAAGCCTCTAATCTTTGATTACTTTCTTCGTCATTATTTAATGTTAATTTTACACATTCTCTGAACGCACTACGCCATGTACTAAATTCGTCAACATTAAAGTTTGTAATACAACTGATTTGAGGCATAGATTTAAACCTACTACTCAAACCAGTTGTAAAATCAATACCCCAAGTGTCTGCTTCTCTAACCATATTAGTTGGAAACAGTTTTACTCCTCCATAACCATATTCTAAATTATTGACTGGATTTTTACTTCCCCATACATGTACAACTTCTTCATCATATACATCAGGTATATAGGAAAAATCAAAGTCGTCAACTATATCTGCATCAGCATCTACGACCCAGAACATACTACTATTTACTTCTTCAGATGCTTTCTTATGTGCATTAAAGATTCCCTCTATGTCTTTAATCCATATAATATTGTATTTTTCTTTTAAATTATTATATCGTTCTTCTGCACCCTTTTCTTTATATGATAAAAACACAATATCATATTCATTAGTAATAGAGCCTGGGGATTTTACATATTGTAAATTTTTAAATCTATTAAATTTAAGATCGTCAGATTTTATATTATCAAGGTCTAAATTAGTGGGCCATAATCTTAAGCCGCCGTATGCATGAACTTTTTTTGTTCTGGAATTTATTTTCTGCCATGTATGAATTTTGTTTACGTCAGTAATCAAAGGCATGAATCCACGGTCAAGCACGTCTTGTTCCACTTTGACATCTGGGTCTACAGTCCAAACAAAGGGGGTTTCTATGTCCTTTATCGCGTTTATAAACTCTTTGCGTTCTAAACTCTGCAAGTGGATAACTGGCCATTTAGGCTTAAGGCTTGCTATAGTATTTATTAATTTTAGATGTTCAAAACTATTGTTAGCAATCTCTTTATCAGTATATTGTCTATCTAAAAATGTTTCTTTAGGTACTAATCTAATATTTCTAAATTCTCCATCCTCGTTTTGCCATATATGAACGTTCTTTTTATCCCATTGTGTTGGATAATAATCAAATTTAAAATCTTGATCTATTTGGGTGTAAGCATCTACAATCCAATACATATCTGTTGCACAATCCCCTGCTAGACGCTCATAGACCTTCTGTAAGCCGTCTTTATAGTCATCTGCCTGTAACTTATACACTGGATATTCTTTTTGTGTACATGCAGGTTCCCTAATATATTTCGGTCTACCCTTTGTCTGTGCTACTTTAGGACATAACATTACACCACCGTAATCGTACTGCCTACCCGTAATTGGATTTAGTTTTTGCCATACATGTGTTTTTCCATTATCCCAAATTTTAGGTACAAACCTAAAATCAAAAGTTTCAAGTACATTTACATCTGGATCTATAACCCAAAACCAACTAGTTGAAGTTTTTATACGGCCTTGCTCTTCAGATTCAAACACAGGAAATGTAAGTTGTTCTCCAAATGGTGTTGTGTTATGAATATTTAATTTGCTATCTTTATGATTAGCAGGTACCCAATATATACCTCCCATCTCATCTGGATACTTATGCTCTAACTGTCCGCTAACTTGATAAACATGTATTTGGTCTTTTTCGTTTTCGTTCTGCCATGGAATAAATTTAAAATCATTATCATCTAACACATACTCTTCGTCCACTAACCAGCAATCTTCTGTAATATCGTTATAGTCACTTGGATTACTTACTCTATATACCGGGAATGTTTTGGCATTTATAACTAAAGGTTCTTTATGTATTTTTAATTCTTCTGTACTGCTATCAGGATACCAATATAAGCCTCCCATTTCTTCTGGATATTTGTTTGTTAATTGATTGTGTACATGAAAAACATGAACTTTGTCTATGTCAAAGGAACTTGGTGCCCATTTTATACTTTCATCTAAGCGGTATGATTTATCTGCTACCCAACAACTGTGATCTTTTTTAGGATTTATTGAGGGGTCATCTACAAAGTAAATAGGATACTCTGGTATAGCATTTAGCATTTCTGCATGTATGACTATGTCGCCACTCCAATCTACTGGTACCCATCTAAGTCCACCTATGCTTTCAGGATACTTATGTCTTAGTTGATCTCCAACATGAAATGTATGAATGCAATTTTGTTGAAACAATGGTGGTGCCCATTCAATCTTTTGATTTATTTCGTACTCACGGTCAACAATCCAACAGTCTTGAAATACTTCTGTATACTCGTCAACGTTATCAACTTTAATAACTGGGTAACTTCTATCGCTAGTAGGATTAGTAGCAACATATTTAATGCTGTCAGTATTATATGCTTTAGGTACTAACTTAACACCACCACATCTATTGTCGCTTATGTTAGTAATACTTTTTGGATACTTATGTTCTAACTGGTTAGGTATTTTAAATACTTGTATTGTTTTTTGATCGTACTTAGCAGGAACATATTTAAAAACATCATTTAGTTCGTGCTCGTTGTCAACTAACCAAAACATTTTTGTTCTACTCTTTCTAGCCGCTGATTCATAATCATTTATATTATCTGTATAAAAAATATCATACCTAACAGGCACAATATCTTTTTGATATTTGTGTTTAGTGAAATCAAACTCTTTATGTACAAGTCTAATACCGCCACATCGATTATCCCATGCGTCTGTATAATCGGGTGGATATCTTTCTTCTAAATGTCCCGGGACCTTAAATACATGTATATAATCTCTTTCGTGTATAGCAGGTACATATAATAGTTTTCCGTTAAATTGAAACTCTCTGTCTACTACCCAGAACCAATCTGTTTTACTACGTTCGGCACATTCTGTATATGATTCAGCCGTAAACTCATCTTCATCTACATAGAATACGTCATAACTTTCATCTTCTACAGGACAAGCAGGATGTATTTTTGTTTCTGCTTCATGCCATTTTTTAGGTACGAGTCTTATACCGCCCATTGCCATAGGATATTTTTCTTGTAATTGATATGGCATTTTAAATACATGTATCATTGTGTCCTCAAAAGGATTTGGAACCCAATCTAGAGTACCTGCGTTTATCTTATATTGTGAATCAATAAGCCACACATAATCATCTGTAAATATTTTACGTTGAGAATAATCTTCTACATCTTTAACATAAAATACAGGATATGTTGCACTTGCATTTAAAAAATTATGATATTTTGTATCGCATTCTTTCCAGTTTCTAGGATAAAGTTTGATACCTCCTTCTTCTGCAGGATACTTATGCTCTAATTGTCCTCTTAAATGAAAACTATGTATAAAGTTAGGTTCAAAATTGTTAGGTGCCCAATTTAAATCCTCAGGCAATTTGTATTCAGGATCAATACACCAAACATGGGTTGCGTAGGGGTTATTTTCAAAGTATTTTCCTGGTGTCTTAGTATTTAATTTTGTAAAAGATTTTTTACAAACTACTTTATTAATTTCTTTTATACCTTCTGTTTTATTTTTTGGTATTAATGATATACCACCATAATTTTGATCGTCCCATTTCCATATATGTTTATATTCCATATCAAAACTTTCAGGTCTATAATTAAAAACTTCTGAATCTATTACTTCTATATTAGGTTCCACCACCCAATACATCTTTGTAATAGGATTTATATCTTCATGGCTCGGTACTTGTTTAGCGAAAGGAAAATCTTTCTCTAATGTTTCGTTTTTGCCTATATAGAATATATCAAACATTATGCTTCTTTATTATATCTTGTGCTATATCACTTATTTTTTTTACAGATTCATTTAAGGAGTCATATCTTTTCTTAAGTTCTTCTCCGTACACAGGACATACGCCTCTATGATCAGGTAATTCACCACCGCACATGTGACATCTGCCTTCTAGTTTGCGTTGTATATTATGCCAATTAATCTCTGACATGTACTTTTACTCCGTAATGCTTTGCAAATGTTTCTGCATCTTTTTCGTCATTAACTATAGGTTGACCCTTAATATTTAAACTTGTATTTACAAGCATAGGGCAACCAGTTTCTTTGTAAAAGAGAGTTAATAATTTATGTAATTCAGGGTGTTCACTGCGTCTAACTGTTTGTACTCGACTTGTTCCGTCTTTATGTACAATGGCAGGAAACTCTTCTGGCTTTTTGCACTTTGCTACAAACTGCATGTAAGGTGCATGTGAAATACCTCCTGGCATTTCAAAATATTCGTGTACATGCTCCTCTAAAATCATTGGTGCAAATGGTCTAAACTTTTGTCGTTTTTTAATAACATTCATTTTGTCCTTAATTGTACTTCCTCTAGGATCGGAACACAATGTCCTATTACCTAATGCTCTAGGCCCAAATTCTGCTCTACCATTCGCTATACCAAATATTTCCCCCGCTCTTAAACTTTCTAGTGATTTTTCAATAGGATATTTACCCTCTATATTATATCCTAAATATGGATCATGCCAATTAACTAACTTGCCTGTTTCGTTATACAGATACAATGCCGCCGCCCCTAAACTACTTCCGCAGTCACCCGGGTTAGGCATTATATAAATGTTATCAAAAAGATTATGTAACAAACTATTTGCTACACAATTTAATGATACACCACCCATAAAAACTAAATTTTTGTGTTTTGCAATCTTTTTTGCTTTTCTGGCGTATGCCATAACTTTATCTTCTACTACTTTTTGAGCACTTGCGGCTATATCGTAGTCTATTTTTGTATGCCCAAATTCATCTACTGTAGTGTATTGATCTCTATTTAAAAAATTCTTTGGTAATCCTCTTTGTAAATTTTTTCTTGTTTTTAATGTGTTGTTTTTAAACAAAGTTTTTTCTAAATATTTGGCATACTTAGGTTCACCGTATGCGGCCATGCCCATAAGTATATATTCATCTTCCATTGGTTTCAATCCAACTAGAGCTGTTATGGCACTATAAAATAATCCTATACTGTTAGGAAACTTTACACTATCTTTCTTTTCTAGTATACCACAATTCCAATCCCAAATAGTTGCAGTATCAAATTCTCCTATAGCATCTATAACCATTACCGTTGCATTATCAAACTTGCTTGTTAGTACACCTGCGGCCGCATGTGTTTCGTGATGCCAATAATCTACAATAGGTATATCTTTTAGTTCTGGATAAAACTTTTTAATCCATTCTGTTTGTGTAGGTTCCTTGAATGCCGACCAATTACCTGCATATATATTTCTTGCACGTTTGGCCCATGCTTTTTCATGTAAGACTATAACATCAGGTTTACCGCCTGCAATAGCATCTGCAATTATTTCATGGTTTAGCCAAGGATCGTTTTTTATTTTACTATATCTTTCACTATGACTTGCAAATTCTATGGTTTCGTTATCAAGCATACAGACTCCTGCATCATGAAATCCAAAACTTAAACCTAATATTCTCATCTATATATAAAAGGGTCTCTTTTTCTTAATTCTTCTAATTTCTTTTTTAGTTGTTCTTCCTCTTCAGGAGTCAATTCTAATTCATCATTAATTTCTTTTTTATCTTTATTTTCTTCCATAATATTACCTATTTGATTGATACATTAATCTATATAATTCCGGTAATGCATCTTCCATGCATTCGTCTCTTTGCTTGTCTAATAAATTTGTATACTTTTGAAAAGTCTTTAATTCTTGTCTCCAATTCTCTTTACGATTTTCTTTTAATGCCTTTATTGTTGCTTCTATACTTTGTACATTTTCAGGCCTGTTTACAAGTACTTTACTGCGTTTAAGCCATTGCTCTAATCTTCCTGCCGCAACTTCTCTAACTTGCTCCGGACAGATTCTAAAATCTAAACTTGTTGGATAATCACATATTAAAAACGTAACAAAAATTTCTCTACCGTATTCTTCTTCTAATTCTTCACAGTAATCTAATAATTTAGTAATTGTTAAAATATTATAAACTTGTATTACTGGTGAAAATAAAATTCTACCTACAACTTCACTTTCACAATATTTTCTAATATTTTTATCTACTTGTTTCCAATGGCTCGCCCCACGGATATATTCGTTTTCTTTGCCGTATGCATCAACACTTATACACATTAAAACATTTTTAAACTGCTCTACTAAATTTAAAAATCTTCCTTGAACGTTAGTCATATTACTATTAAATACCAATTCAATATTTTGGGCTATACCCATTTCAACACATTTTTCCATGATCCAATATACACGTTCTATAATAGTTGGCTCTCCTCCAGTGAAATATAATTTACTAACACTGGGTAACCATTCTTCTACTTGACGCAGAAACTCCGGATCATCTTGCCATGGCGTTAAGTGATCAACAAATTGACCCCAGGTGAAATTGTCCTTAATAAATTTTCCTGCCATTGGATCAGCAGTTTCTATTTTTTTATATTCTTTTTGTATTTGACTTGAATTTTGAGGTTGACACATTCTACACTTCAGGTTACACATATTGCCTAACCTAAAATCCAAGTACATTGGAGATTCTTCTACTTTATAGTCGTTGTTTATACTGCGTTCTATAATCTCATGTATTTCCTCTCCTCTTCCGCTATATTCAAACCAGTCTCTGATATAGTTTGTTCTATAACTAGGAAAACCCATATCTTCTAAATCATAACAATGTTCGCAACCTTTTACCACATCGCCTTCTATCATTTGCTTACGGATTTTACGCATATGATTGTTATTCCAGACAGATTCTATTTTGTCTCCCTTATTAAGGTCGAACATAGTGTTGTCATCATTTTTAAAATTGTCTCTCGCAACACAACACCAACTAACAGTACCAGTAGGTTGAGTCATTATCGATATCCAAGGATAAGGACAAAATGTTTTACTATATTCTTCCATAATTAAATCTCTTTTCTAATTCCTGTGCATATTCGTTTTCAACAAGATAACCAATACTTAATAATATTCTTGTTTTGCTACCTTCTACTGGCATACCTGCATGTAGCCATTCTGATGCAAAAAGTACCATACCTTCTTTCTCCTGTAAATCAATTACTCTTCTATTAATTACAGGTTCTCCCCCTTCTTCCGGTTTCCTGACAAGATAATTAAATCTTACCTGCATTTCGTCATTTGCACCTCTCCAGTCTTTATGAGTGTGTACACCATGATTAGGTAGTCCATCAACTTTATATATACACGAAAGCATAGTAGGGTATAAACCCTTTCCTTCATCAATCTCTATCAATTTAAATTTTGACTCATCAAATCCATTAGATTCAAATAATTCTTTTTTTATTTCTGTTAATACGGATTGTAATTCCTTATTGTCTATATCATTTAAGTTTAGATATTTTCTTCCCCTTGCTTCAACAGTAGATTTAATATCTTTATTTGCTTCTGATTCATCATAATAAATCCAGTCTTCGTATAAATTAGAATCAAAAATATTACCCAAAATATGTTGTTGTTTATTATTAAGTTTAGACTTTAAAATTAATTTATCCATTAAAAGTCCTCCGGTGCATTACCATATTCTTTTAATAAATTATAAAATTCTGGAAAAGTTTTAGCAAAATTTTCTCCTCTAAATTCATCACTAAACTTAACCTGTTTATAGAACATTTCCATAAGACTTACATCATAATCTACATCTGTACAATATTTAACAGAACTCACAATGTCAGGATGTGTATTATCTTTATACTTGTCTACAATTTTATCTTTTATTTCTTTAGGTAATACCTTGCAACTAAAATGATCTGGCGTATAAACATGATTAAAATATATAGGAAGATCTGGTTTAAAATTGTCCCTCCATTCTAAAATTTCTTCCATATAAAAAATGTTAAAGATTCCCACAGTATAGCATATGTCTACAAATATATTTGGTATATTTTTATCTAATACTTTTTGTAAATTTTCTTGTACCTCGTTCCATTTAGCAGGATGCCTTATGTATTCAAATTGCTCTCCTACTCCATCAAAACTCCAACTTAACATTACTTGTTTAAAGTGAGGCCATAGTTCTAATCCTCTCTCAGGATATATTGAACCATTTGTATTATACAATAATTTTATATCTTTACTTTTACCGGAATCAACTAAATCCTGTAAAATATCATAATGTCTTTTTATTAATAATGGTTCACCGCCATAAAATTCTAATACTTCTAAGTCATCACTAAGTTCTTCAAAGTCTTCCCAAAATGCCTCATTTGTTTCTGGCCATCTACCCACTGTACGCATTCTATCCCAAAACAAATTGTTTGTACCATCTCGTTTTTTCTCTTCTGGTACCCATAGACTACTTGCAAAACTATTACAAATTCTACATTTATTATTACATACATTACCAAGTTTTAAATCCATAGATTTTGGTTTAATGTGTTCTTTCTTTTCCAATGCTTCTTCTAATGCTGTAGGGAAGTCTCTCAATGCTCTCTGACGTTTACTGTCTATTCCGGCATCCTCGGCAGTCCAACAACTGTAGCAAGAAGCAGGTTTTTTACCATCTAAAAAATCTTTTCTTAAATTTGCTAACCATTCACTTCTCCAGCCGTCGGTTAATACATCGTGTGTAAGAGATAAATTTTGGCCGTCTTTACTGATTAGCTCATCCATTTGACAGCAGATAGACATTGAGCCATCAGTTCTGGCTTCTAAATTTACAAACGGCATTGGACAAAAATACTTACTCATAATTCTGCCAACTCCGGAAATATTTCATCAAATGTTTCATTTCTTAACTTATCAAACTCTTTATTAAAATCTTTAAACTCCTGCCAAAGATCAGTATCGTCATCATCTAAAAATTTAATTGCACTTTTATATCCTTCTGTTGCTCTACCTATATGATCTAAAGGTTCTAGCCATTCTAAATGTGCCAACCATTTTTCTTTTATTTTTTCTTTAAATTCTTTAGGTAACACACTCATTCTAAAACGTGGATTATTTAATAGTACATTCATATACCAGTCACCGGGTAATATGTACCCCTGATCAACCCAGTTTCTGTGAAAATCTGTTATGTGCCAAGCATTATAGGCATTTACAGTTGCACTTATGTAGAAGTCTACAACTTTGTCTTTTGCAGGATTATTAGTTAGGTGATTGACTTTTCTAAATTCTTCCATATTATTTATAACATCAGACCAAACAGTACCTTTTCGTTGATATTCCCCTCTTGAACCTTCTGCATCTAAACTTGCTCCTATGCATACATGTTCAAATTTTTTCCATAAATCTAATACACTCTGCCCCTTGTATTCTAATGTTGTAAAATTTGTATTATAAAATATTCGTATATCTGTTTTACCCATTTCTACAAGTCTGTTCATTATACCCCAATGTTCGTCCATTAATATAGGTTCGCCGCCAGCCCAATATATTTGTTCAATATGTTCTAACATAGGATCAAATTCTTCCATAAAGCCGTCTACGTCTTTACGAATTTGTATGATACGTTCTGTTGGACTTATATTAAATGTACTTGCTTTAGCATCAGCATACCAATTACTGCTTAGTTCAGGTCCGCAATATCTACAACGTAAGTTACATACATTACTAAATCTAAAGTCTAAGTATACAATGTGTAGATCATCGAGACTACCGTCTGCATTTGTTTTTTCAACTTTATCCCAATGAGGTTCTAACCAATCTCGATTACTTCTGACTCTTAAACTGTCATGGCCTTTTTCTTCTTTCTCATAGCAACGTACACATTGCGAACACTTTTTACCGTTTAACATGTTTAAGCGAACTTGCTTCATTTTTTCGCTATTCCAAACTTCTTGTAAACTACTTTCTCGTAAATCACCTATATGATCTTCCCAAGGAGAATCACAACACAGCATAGTTTTGCCGTTTGGCCACGGGTGCATGTGAATCCAGGGTAGGATACACATTACATCACTGTCTTTATAATTCTCTATATTCCAAGTTTCCATTTATAATAAACTCTTTTGTGTAATTTATTGCTCTGCTATGTAATCTATTACCTAAAACTTTGCAATGATCTTGATTACCTTTTAATCTATCTTTGTTTTCTTCTAAAAACTCGTTTAATTCTGATAAAGGTTTAGTACAAAGTCGCTTTAATTCTTTAATTAATAATTTACTTCTTGTTTCTAAAGAATCCTTTTTATCATAATCATGATCCACTAAATCATCAAACATATCAAATCCTAAATGATCCAGTGTAAACACCATAGCAGGAGGACCTAAAAATAAAGGAATCTGATTCATTGCAAAAACCTTTGTGGTTTTTTCTGTTGCCATTATTCTATCACTATAAACTGTTAAAAATCTACCCGCAGTTCTTTCCCATGTTGCTCGTATGTCACTCTGTATTTTATAACATGCTGGATTATGCCCAGTCTCTGCTTCTAATACAACATTAAAAACATTATCGGCAATATGATCCATTAATTTGTGTTGATCATCTAGACTATCACCTAATGTAATTGGGTAATATTTCCTAAGATGATTAGGTATTAAACTCCATACTGTAGAATCTTTATGCCAAACCATAGGGTTATCCTGCATATCTCCCCATCCACAACTGAATCTGCCTTTGTATCTTAAAAAACTATCTAATATTTCGTTTGTAAATTCTATTCTTTCCGCTCTGGCAAACCTCGCAAGAGAAATAAAATGTTTACTTCTATCTCCTTGAAATTCTTGCATATGTAGTGAATTATCAGGTACGATATCTGTATAATAATCAAACCATTGTGAAGCAGGAACATGTACTACTTTTAATCTATGTCCTGTATTAACATAACCTTCAAAACCTAAATTTATTCCGGCATCTATAATCATTGCCCTGTTGAATCCTTGATCCTCTAAAATTTGGCACGTGAATTCCCAAAATTTACTATGAAATGCTTCTGTTTGATATGTCATTATAACATTTCTGGAGATTTCTTTTGCTTTTTCTATAGTTTTCATAGCAAAAAACATAAAGTCTTGTTCCCAGACGGAACTAAAATCTATTATAATATAGTCTCCTTTTGGTAAATCATTGTATAGTCTACAAGGACTAAACTCGTCTTTAAAAAAAACAGTTACTCCATTTTCAAGGACTTTAGATCCTATATTTAAGGACATTCTAATATGCATGTTTTACTCCATGTTTATCTAAAAGTGCTATTAGTTCAGGAAAAATTTCTCTCCAACCATTTTCGTGTTGGCGTATCTTATCTAACTCGTCATTGTACCGACAAAAGTGTTCCCATTTAACTTCATCCCAATCATCGTTATCATACATGCTCAACAATGTTCCGAGTTCATGTCTGTTACCCATCGTTTTTCTAAACTTGGCATGGGCCTCGTGTCTCACGACAGGAGGTAATATTCCAGGCGATAGGTAATCAGGGTCATATACAAAGTTCATATCAACTGGGCATGGTGCCCAGTTTAAAAACTCGTCTAAATAAATGTAACTGTATGCACTTACTGTTTGTGTTATTCTCACAGTGAGTTCAGGTACATTTATTACAGTATCTAAATTCTTTTCTACATCTGACCATTCTGTAGGAAATCTGATATATTTGTTTCTGTGTTCCAGATCGTCTATACTAGGACAGACTCTGGCCTCTTTGAATTCTTTCCAAAGCGGAATTGCTTCATTAGGTAAGTTTGTCATATTAATATTATACCACAATATAATATTTTTACTACGACCACTATCAACTAATTTGCGTAAGTAATTCCAATGTGCTTTAATTAGTGTTGGTTCCCCACCATTTATATATAAAACTTCCATGTTAGGTGCACATTCAAATAAATCCTCATAAAAGTTTTCATCTTCTGGCCATTGAAAATCGTGTTTGTGATCTAACCAACTGTATCCATCATTTACAAAATCTAGCGAGTCAACAATCTTTTTATAGTCTGCCACCCACCTCGAACTACTTGCTGGATTACAAGTGCGACAGCGGACATTACATACGTTACCAAGACGCAACTCAACAAAGCGAAGATCCATAGGTATGCTACCATCCTCACTTGTAATTCTGGATGAGTAATCGGCGTCAAAGTCCTTATATACCTCGGACTCGTGGACACGTTTGCTCTTAATTCCTTTTCTTTCTTCATCGTAGCATCTTTTACATGCTTTAGGCTCCACATCATTTAACATCTCCAATCTAATTTCTTTAAAATAATCACTGTTCATATGTGTATCAATATTGTGATCATTTAAATTATAGAACTCATCACCTTGATCAGTGTAGTTCCTGGCTCTATTCTTGCCGGCAGTCATATCAGAAATACAACAAGGAGTAACACCACCATGTGGGTGTGTTCCTAAATGCATCCAAGGTAGCGGACAAAAAGTATTACTCATTATATAAATGTTCCCTTATCAATTGCACCGTACATTGGGTCTGCCTTTGCTCTTTCATATAATTTACTATAAAAGAAATCCTCTTTTACGATTTCCCAAAGCTCAGGAAATACATCTCTAAAATCTTCATCTCTATATTCATCACCAGCAACTACTTGCTTTCTAAACATATTCCAACGTACAGCAATTTCATTTTCTATTGTATCTGTAGGCTGATTGCCATATGGTCTTATTACATCTTCTCTGGGTGCTATGGAATGATTTATTATACCTGTTATTTCTGAAATAGCATGATCTGTTTTAAAAACATTATTTTCTAATCCTTCCCTTAACGGTTTAACAATATCTTCTTTCATTTCATTTGGGAACACATTAGGGTTATACCAACTAGGTAAATTTGCTATATTATGAAATATATGAAATTTAGGCCATCTTTCGTTAAACTCTTTATGCATTTCTGTAAGATACATAACATTTAGTGCTGTTACTGTACATGTGATTCCAGCAAAAACATTCCCCTGACCAATCATACTGTGAATTGTGTCTAAATTTTTTTCTACTTCGTTCCAATCAGCACCGTGTCTTAAATAGTCAAATCTTTTCTTTTCAGCGGCATCTATACTTACATTAAAAGATACAGATTTAAAATTATCTATAATTCTCTCAAAAAATTCTCCACCTGCCATAGTTCCATTTGTACTAAAACTTAAACCTACTTTAGGTGCAATATTCTGATCTATTAATTTATTTGCAAAGGATTTGAACTCTTTCATGTACAGAGGCTCACCGCCCATAATTTCTAGATTTCTAATATGTGGTAACCAATCATCTATTTCAGTCCAAAACTTTGACTTTTCAGGGTCATCCATTGGGATTGTAACTTTTTCTTTAAAATAAGGAAGACCTCTTGCATCTGCTTCTTTAACCCATTTACTACTGTAGTTTGGATTACAACTTCTACATTTTAAATTACATGTAGTACTTAAAATAAGTTGCATATCTTGAGGCATGTCAGGTTCTTTAGAATAATCTATAGGGTCAAATCTCCATTCAGCATATTCATTATAAATTTGTCTTTTAGATTTTTTTCCGTTATCTTCTTCTCGCCAACAAGGTTCACAATTTTCTGGAAGTTTTCCTTCTCTTATGTCTTGTCTTATTTTTTTATAAAATTCACTATGAAAAATGTCTCTTACAGATGTTGAACCCAGTGTAAAGTCATTACCTTCGTCATCTTTGACTCGCTCTTTTGCTATACAACATGTTCTAACATGACCCAAAGGCTCATTACTGATATGTGCCCAAAGTAAACTGCAATATCTAGGTTCTGACATCCTATTTTCCTCTAGTATTTCCGTAATGAATTACTTTAACACCTTCTATGTCTGGAGTTTTTCTCCATGGGTCAACTACAATACTACCTGAAGCAAAGTTTAACTCTGTACCATTACCTGTTGATACTAATGCATCATCACAGTCTGTAACTTTATGATCACCATACCAGCCTGGTACAGTATCTAATTGATCACCATATGTTATGCCAGGATTATGTGCAAGTAAATATACAGCAGGTTTATCTAATACTGATTGCGGAGGCATATCTCCGGTTTTTTCGTCTAAGTAATGTAATTCATGACCACGATTTTGTACATAGTGGCCTACTAACATACTTGCCGAACCGGCTTCATATTCTACTAATGGTTTGTATGCTTTACCAACAATAATTACTGGCAATGCACCTATCATTGTTCTTGTTGTAGGATGAAAATCTCCTTCTGCAAGTTCGCAAAGTCTATTAGCCATGTTTTCTGCTTGTTTTTCTCTTGATAACATCACAGCATCAAACAAGTCATATCCTAGGTCAAGTTCTTCAGCCATCCAACGTAAAGCGATATTATCTCTTGGATGACAAGCACCCCCATCGCCCATACCTGGTTTCATATAACCTGGTCCCATAATACGTCTGTCACTTTGTGCAAGTGCATCGCAAACTACTTCTGCGTTTATGTTGCCTAAGTTTTCCGCAACGTCTTGTATCATGTTTACTAGACTTACTTTAGCACTAATAAATGTATTGTAAAATACTTTTATACATTCTGTTTCGTCCCAAGTACCTATAATGTATCTTGGTTCGTTCTGCATTATTGTTTTATAAAAGTCAACAAGTTCTTTTGCATCACCTGTTTCACTTCCATCTTCTGTTCCTATCATTACCATTTCTGGATTTACCATATCCCACTTTACTGTACCCATAGCAATAAGATATGGATTATAAACGAATCGGGCATTTGGAATTAAATCAATAAACTCACGTCTGGTTGTTCCAGGGAGTACTGTTGATATAAGGACTACTAATTGGTCTTTTGTTGCAACCGCATTTACTTCACTAAGTACTTGCTTGACCAATGAATAGTCAAAGTCCTTATTAGGTAAATGGCTGGTTGGTGCTTTTCCATCATATTGTGGGTCATGCGGTGTAGGTACTGCTATAAAAACAATATCTCTACCATGTACAGCATCTGCTATACTGTCTACCATTGCAAAGTTTTCAGGCTCTACAGGATTAACATCATACCCAACAACATCATGTACTTCAGCGACCATCTCGGCACAGGCTTGTCCTAACTTACCTACACCGATAAATCCGACTGAGGCCATCTTTATCTCCTGTTGTGTTGTATTAAATACAGTTATATTTATCAGGTTTTTTGATAAAGAAATTTATCTTTGGTTATGCTTTTTATCTATTTTCATCCACCAATCATATAATTGATCATCTAGTTTATAAACATCTTCAATTGTATACTTTTGGTCTGGTCTCATCTCAGCAATTTTTCTTTGCCACCCTCTGCCTCTAAAGAAATTTTCTTCATGTTCTTCTGGCCATTGTTCCTCAAAATTAGGAACTGTGAGCATATTTTCTAATTCATTTATTAGAGTTTGTTGTTTATCTGTTGCACGTGGGCGTATATAGTCTAAGTTTTCATGTATAATACGATCTAATATATGTCTAGGCCATGCCATAGGACTAAAAACTATATCACTATGAAATGCAAACATACGTTTTGTTTCTATTTTAACATCTAGTTCTAATGCATAGTCAAAAAAGTTTTTTAAGTCTAGCATACCAGGACCTGTAAGTGTTAGATCCATTAACATTTTATCTTTACCACCGGGTAATGCCACGCCTTCTCTGAAATTTTTATCCCACTCTTCCCAATTAAGACCTGTACGAATAAACTCTCCTATCCAACCCGTGCCGTCTATACTTGCACACATTGTCCAGTCTTTTGCTTGTGGTAACCAATCGTATAAGTAATAGTCTTTAAATCTCACACGACTTAAATTACTGTTATATCTTAAATGTACTTTTTTAAGATTATCATCTTGTGCTAGTCTATCCATTGCTCGCCAATGTATATCATACATTAATGGTTCGCCGCCTACCCAGTACAATTCTTCTACCGTACCACTACAAATATA